TTCTCTTCACCTGCTACCGTGATAAAACCATATCCTGCTTTGTTGTTGAACCATTTTACTCTTCCGATTACTTTTTCCATTTACTTTTATACTACCTTTACTTCTAGATCCTTTTATTTGCTAAAGATATAAAAATGGAAAAATGGAAAAATGGAAAAATGGAAAAATGCCTTTTTTATAAATCACTAAAATTGATTCATCTTTTTTCACACCACCTCAAAGTAAATTATGAACGAATCTACTTATCGTACCTTCTTAGATCACTCTGGATCCGATTACAAGACACACCAGTACGACGGTGTATCGTGGCTTATTGAACGAGAGAAACAAATGGATCCTGTCTTTTTCATCAAAGGAGGCTTCCTTTGTGACGAAATGGGTGTCGGAAAAACACTTCAACTCATTGCCACTTCCATCCTTCATTATCTCCCTCATACTCTCGTCGTACTCCCTTTACCTCTTTTGCAACAATGGAAACAACAAATCCAGCATTTAACAGGTCACACCCCCTTGGTTTATCACGGAAACAATAAAAAAAAAATATCCACAAAAGAACTCACCAATGCACCTATTGTCCTTACTACATATCACGCCCTTTTACATCAAAAAGGCACCATTCAACATCCCCTGTTTTCCCTATCTTGGTCACGTATCATTTTCGATGAAGCACATCATCTTCGTAACCCTACTAAATTATGGGCCGCGGCAGCACGTATTGGTAAACTAAGCTCCATTGTTTGGCTCGTAACAGGCACTCCGGTACAAAATAAATCGGAAGATCTACAACGCCTATGCAGCATCCTCGGTGTTTCACTCTCTGGAAAAGAAGAACCACGTGAACAAATCAAACGTATTCTCTTGAAACGAACAAAAGCAGAAGTCGGTATCGACATCCCTCCTATGTCGATCCATACTGTTCAATTACCTTGGACCAACGAAGAAGAAAAACAACTATCCGAAACAATGCATTCCCTTTTACAAAGTGCCAGTCAATTCGAAAAGTTAAAGTATTATACACTCGCGAAACAAGTATGTATATTACCTTCTCTCGTCAACTTACTCGACGAAAATATACCTACCTGTTATCACTCGTCCAAACTTGATGCCGTCTTCTTATCAATGGAAGAATACGCACCTTCGCGATCCAAAGGCGCTCTCGTGTTTTGTCACTTTCAAAAAGAAATGGAATGGCTTCATCAAAAATGGACAGAAAAAGGATACACAGCCGCTATCATCGATGGAAGTCTTTCTCTCACGCAACGCCAAACTATTCTCTCTTCCAAGTATGATGTCCTTCTTCTACAAATACGTATTGGATGTGAAGGACTTAATTTACAAGAGCATTATTCGGATATCTATTTTATCTCACCACATTGGAACCCAGCTGTAGAAGCCCAGTCCATCGCACGCTGCTTTCGCTATGGACAGACCGAAACCGTTCGTGTCTTTCGCTTTTATATGGACACACTAGCGTGTTCTAACTCTATGGATGCATATATCCTCTCCTTACAAAATCACAAAATATCACTCTTTGTATAACTATCACTCTTTGTATAACACTATCATTCTTTGTATAACTACTATACCTTTTATTGTAACTAATCATTTTCTTTTTTGTTATATGATATGTATATGAACTTGTGCAAATATAAATATCTATTCGGCGTTTCCAAACAAGGCATTCATCAATACCGCCTTTTTGGTATCGCCATTGTGGATACTGTAGAAACAATCATTGGTGCCCTCGTTTTTTCTTATTTGTTACGCCTCCCTTTTTGGTGGACCCTCTTCTTCTTTTTTATAGTAGCAGAAATATTACATTATCTTTTTTGTGTTGATACCGCTGTAATGAAATTTCTCTTTCCTAGAACATTTCCTCATTAAGGCTTTATATTTCTTGTAATATGTTGTATCGGTATGATAGCACAATCACTTTCTATAGATGATTCCACTTTGGTATTTTTTATAACCTTGGGTTCTTTCGCAGTATTCGATTCAATATTCACTTTGTATATATTCAATACCGTCTCAATAACTGGATGTCTCTCTATATCCGTTTCATTTAATTCAATAAGTTCAATAGGACTCGCCTCTTTTGAGGTCTCTTTTGAGACGCTGTATGCGCGAAAACGTTGTATAAAATCATATAGGCCACCCTTGGTACCTGGTTTGTCTGTTTGATTCAAATCACCCGTAATTACCATTTTACTATCTTTTCCTATACGCGTAATCAACATCAACATCTGATTCGGTGAACTGTTTTGCATCTCATCGGCAATAATCATCGATCGTTTAAAAGTACGTCCTCGCATATACGCCAAAGGTGAAATCTCAATCATATTGTTATTCATCATTGTATCAATTTCTCTCTGCGAATAAAATTCCAAAAATATATCGAAAATAGGACGAATCCAAGGATCCATTTTTTTATTGATATTCCCTGGTAAAAATCCAATATCTTCTTCTACTGGAACCACTGGTCGCGTCAATATAATTTTATCAATTTTACCTGCCTTTAATGCTTGAATGGCGTTTGTACACGCCAGCATTGTTTTTCCCGTTCCCGCTGGACCAACAGCAAAGACAATATTCACCTTTTCATCTTCCAAACATTTATAATATATATTCTGGTTATACGTTTTTGGTTTGTAAAAATGATACAAGGGTGTCTTTTTCGCAGAAGTCAATCCCTTGATATGAATAATTTTATGAAACAACAAAAAAAAACTTATCTTAAAGGGACAAAACATAAGGTATATTATCATATCTTATATTTTTTATATTGTTTTGTATAATATATTGCATATTCCGTCGTCTATATCAATCCAAACTCGGGAATCGAATAGTGTTCACCATTCTTGATATATTTGGCAATAATCTTCGGATTCATTATATTGTTCACAATGTCCTCTGCTTGATATACATTGTTCATCTTATCAATATAGTAAATAATACCTTGGATGTCCTGTGCCCATACTTCCACCTTGTATGTCGTATTCTTGGTGTCATTCTCTGCATCCACAATACCGTGCGGTACTCCTTTCATATGAGTACCACAATAAGTTTCTTCTACCCGTTTCCGTCTTGTACATTGTTCCCCATTGGCTCGTTTTGCACAACATCGGTCAAAAATAGGTACCACATTTTTTACCCGTTTTCTTTTCATAAAATCATCCTGCGAAAATTCGATTTTATCATAATCATAAATATATTGCAAGAGAACATCATTAGGAATACCCAGAATTTCCATTTTGTCCTTTACATTTTCCTTGAATTGTGACATATAAACATCTACACGTTTGTTGATTCTTCGTTCCATTCTTTATATTCTTTTACTATATCGTTACTTCTTTAAATCAATTTTTATAGTCTTTTCGGTAAAAGTGAATCATTTCTTTACCATTTTTATTCTATATATGTATTATAGTATATGTATTTTATTACAGATATCAATAAGAAACTGATTGTTGGATGGTCCGCCAAAGCTGGTTGTACACATATCAAAAATATACTGTCTTATTTATTTCAAAAAACATATCCAACATATAAATTTATATATGAAGAAAAAATAAAAAAGGATGATAAATTAACAGCAATTCATTCCATATTTGATATCAAAAATTTACCCACAGTCATTGACGACTACAGAATAATACTCATTGTACGTGATCCATACAAACGCTTGGTTTCCGGATTCATCGATAAATACAGTTTTTATAATAATTTATATTCATATTGGGATCCGTCTGTTCTATTGACCTTTTCAAATTTTGTAAATGAAATAGAAAAAGATGATTGGAAACATATTGAACCACATCATTTCCAACCACAAACAAGTCAAGCATTTGAAGATAGAATATTACGTCATACTAATCTTACCATTTATGACCTGGAAAATATCGATTATTCGATATTCGAATCTATCTATAACATAAAAATACCACCCGATATTCTTTCTTATAGAGGATCACATATACAAAAAGGTGAAAAATGGTCAAAATCACATATTGTTTCTGAAGTAGTTGCTTCCCATTACAATCAGTTTTATATTCCTTATACTTATTTTTTCAATAAAGAAATAAAAGAAAAAGTATATCATATTTATAAAAAAGATTTCACCCTTTTACATCAGTATGGATTTCATTATGATTTCCAAGTATTACATCCATAAGATATTACTCTATTTTATTGGTTTTGTTGTTGCTGTTGTATTTGTTTTTATTGGTTCTTTTATTGTTGTATCTATTGCTGCTGTTGCTGTTGCTGCTGTTCCTGTTCCTGTTCCTGTTCCTGTTCCTGTTCATGTTCCTGTTCCTGTTCCTGTTCCTGTTCCTGTTGTATTCGTTGTTGTTGCTGCTGTTGTTGCTGCTGCTGTCGCTGCTGTTGTTGCTGCTGTTGTTGCTGCTGTTGCTTCTACCGATGGAATTTTTATATGATTATAATCATTTGGAAGAACAATAATATTCAATATAATGAATGCAAAAAACGCTATATACAAACCATATATGTCTTGACCTACTCCAAAAAAACTACAAAGAGTAACGATAATCGATATGATTACCAATGAAGATCCAATGGTTATCAACAATGTTTTTATTTCCATATATACATTTACAGAAAGAAAAACAATCCATTTTTTCGTTATTGTATCCATTGACTTGAGAGAACATATTGTTGTTCATAATCTTTTACTACATAAACAGGAATTCCCGATTCAGTTTGTGTATACAAGCTATCATATTCTTCCTTCCATTGTGTACTATTTATATCGTAAATGGGTGTAATTTGTACGTTTTGCAAAAACAAAGCCACACGTAATACACCCTTTGCACCTTGTCCCTTTGGTATATCGTGAAAATGATGGTTAAAATAATATCCCGGTCCGTTATCACCCTCGTGTGAATATGGTATTCCAAAAGTAGTATAAAAATCAATTCGATTCAGAGGACAACTGGTATATACTATTGTCGGTGTTTCATAAATCTCATTCAACGTATTCATTAAATAAAGACATTCTTTGTTTTCAAGAAAAAAATTCACCGTCTTCGAATGTATCGGAATATCACACAACATCCTTGTATTTATTATTTCATCAATAGATACCAACCACAACTCATTCTCTCGTGTCATTTTGACCGTATCTACATTAAATGTAGTACAATCAAAAAACACGTACATGTCTCCTTGGTGTACAATATGTCCTTTGTATTCATAATCATTTTTCTGATGAAAATATCCAGACATTGTATTCATACATTTCAAGCATTGTTGTACCATATCATTATCTGGAGAGAAAGGGAAACAAGGAAATTTCAAATCTGCTTGGTTTTGATGTTCTTGGTATAAAAAATATTGCAAAAAAGGATGCTGTCCTGATTGATGAATATGATAAGCACAAATATGAATCATTGGATTCTTGTTCATTTTTTGGATACTTTTATTCAAGTCATTTTGAAATAAAGCAACCGCTGGAAATACTATTTTGTTGTATTGATATAGCTCCTTTTTTTCATACTCCTTTTGCTCCAAAATCAACGCCTCAATTTCTCTCTGAATCGTTGTAAATGATTCTATGTCTTCTGTCATTTGATTTATATATATCTCATTCCTTTTAAATAAATATATATAAATGAACAATTATTCTTTCATAAAAAATATAAATCTCTATTTCTCTGTTTTTCGGCAAATGGTTTCCTTGATCGTCTGTTCGCGATGTTCCATTATATATTGTAAAATATCTTCTGATACATCATTCTGTTTGTTACTAAAATAGGTTTTCAAATTATGCATTAAATTTTTGGCGTTGATTGGTTTCTTTGTCACGGATTTTTTATAGACAAGCGAGCCACCATTGATGTCAAAACAATCAATCTCATTTTTTTTCATCACATTCACCAAGGAATCTGTCAATAATTTCTTTTTATTCCTAAATTCCTTCATTTCCTTTTGAATACGTACCATTTCCATATCTATTTTGATCCACTCTTTGATACTACCTACCAATTCCTCCTTTGTTTCTACTTGTTCCATCTATTTATTATTCTTCTAGAAAAATAACTTTATATCCTTTTCACTTTATACGGATATTTTTTCTTGGTGTCGTTTGCATTTGTCTTGTGCAAATATTTTACATCCACACTCTTTTCCTGCATTTTTACCTGATTTGATAAGCGTCTTGCATAAATAAATGACTGTTTTTGCTGCCGCTTTGGTTGCTGCCTTTGATGCCGCTTTGGCTGCCGCCTTTTCTGCCGCTTTGGCTGCCTTTGAAGCCGCCTTGGCTGCCTGTGCAACCGCCTTGTCCGCTTCCTTTTTATTTGCTGCTTCTTGTTTGGCTGCCACCTTTGCCATCTTTTTTTGCTCCTTGTTTTGTTCCTGAATGGCAATATACTTGTGATACCCACAATATGTTTTTCCCAACGATTCTACTACAGATACCCATGTACTCAAACATTGTGTATTCGATGTCATTGAATAAGCACATACCCCGATAAACGATTGTGAAGTCTTTTCAACACTACGTGGTAACAACAATGTTTCATCAAAGAAATTGACTCCGTGCACCTTTGGTAAACCCAATTCTTCATAAAAAGGAATCAACGATCTCTGAATGCCTCTACAATAAGGACACCGTAATTCTTTTGTCCGTAATAATTGTCTCTCCATAGAATTGAATTTCTTTTTATGATTCACTAAATCATTGTACAAAGGTTCATAATTAAAAGAATGTCCACATTCCATTTTCACAGAATATTCCCCTAAAGCAGTATTACTAATCAAACACAAATGACTATCTACTTGGCTATCTTCCTTTTTTAATTCTGCATAAAAATCTAAATCACCTTCTACTCTATACTTAGACATACAAATATATTATACTGCTATTAAAGTCTTTATATTTATTATCTTTAAATAAATATAATGTCACCAGCAGAATGGGGACCTCCTATATGGACATTTTTTCATACATTGGCAGAAAAGGTAAAGGAGGAATCCTTTAGGGAAATCGGACCCCCTTTGTTGAATTTAATCAAGCGAATTTGTACATCTTTACCTTGTCCTGATTGTTCACGACACGCCACTGCCTTTCTCTCGCGTGTCTATTTTCATAATATTAAGAACAAAGAAGGTTTCAAAATAACGCTCTTTCATATGCATAATTTGGTGAACAAACGGAAAAGCAAACCTATCTTTGCCATTCAAGATTTAGAGAATACATATGCCCGGAAAAACGTGATTGTCTGTTACAATGATTTTTGTCGTGTCTTTCAGACCAATGGACATATGAAACTGATGGCGGACAATTTGCAACGTAAATTTATTATGCAAGAAATTAAAAAATGGGTGATCGATCATATTCGTGATTTTAATTTGTGAGGATATATTAGTTATTTATGGATCAAGAATTTATAAATACAAAATTTATAAATAGAAATGATTCAAAAAAAAGAAATCTAGATGGCACTCCAACAAATATAAATGATTTTCAATATTCTCTACAGGATCCAACAAATTATCAAGAAGCAAATAATATATTAAACATAGATTTAAATGAATTATACCCAATACAAGAAAATCCAAATTCATCAAGTGGACAAAATACACCCAGTGGACAAAATACACCCAGTGTACAAAATACACCCACAGTAGAACCAGATGATGACTTCAAAAAGTTATTTGAAACAATCCAACAAATAAAAATAAATATTTATAATTTGGGTTTGTTTACATCAACTAGTAATTTCGAATTAAATGCGTTTCATATCCATTTACAAAATATGGAAATGATCAATGATTTTTTATTTGATGTTGTACCAGAAAGGGAAGATACATCAAATCAAGTTGATGATGCGGTTATACAAGAAGAAGGAAAATCAATGGATATTGATCCACATCCTGATACAATTGATGTTAATTCTAGTTCTGTAAAAGATGATGATTCGGTTGCATCAGAAGAAGGAAAATCTGATACATTTGGTATTGCTCCTAGTGATGTAAAATATGATGAATCCATTTCTGCAATAGTACAAAATGGAGAAATACCATCTAGTACTTCTAATACATCCACAACAACAAGTATTACATCTAAAGAGAAATTTGGAGCTTTGACACCTAGTAAGAATTTTCCAAGCGATTTACATCGCATCAATGAATCAGGAGATGATTCTGTATCACATTATGATTCTGAATCACAATATGGTTTTGAATCACTTAATGGTGAATTTTCTCCTAGTTCACAACGTAATACAAATGTTTTAGAAAAAATAATAGAAATAACGGATCAAATAACAAAACAAAAATTTTATGTAAGATTAAATATCATTCTAAATGAAGGAGAACCAATCACTACAGACTATCAATTCCATCCAGGTCAAACGCCAACAAAAACAAACAACAGTACTAACATATTAAATTCAAATACAACAACTATTCCTGAAAAACCTAATTATAAACCATTCTTCTCTTTACCTAAAAGTTTCCAATATTTTTTTGGACGTGGCGGTGGAAAAGATGATCCATATTGCAATGGAATATTTATACAAAGAGGTTCAGATTTATACGATATATATTTCAATTTACTGCGTGCCAAAACAATTGCCGAAAAAAGTCATGATTTCAAGAGTGAGAGATCATTTGACGATAAAATAGAAACATATTTAAATACTATTTATGAAACTATATTTAATTCATTACATAGAGAAATACAAGGACTATCAAATAGTGAAGATTTGAAATCACTTTTGGACTCTATAATGACAGTCGGATTAGCATCAAAATCATCTGGTGAATGGAATTATTATACACGAATTTTGCAATTTATAGAAAATTCGTGCAATCGTCTGGATGATCTAACAGTTGTTAAATTTGCAAAAATAGAAGATGATGAAGATTTAAAATTTGTCTCAGGAAATGGTGATTTTACTAATTTAGTTAGAATTTTTAATACAAAGGAAAATGATTGGGAGACTTATTTGATGTTAACAATGAACAACGAACCGGTTGAACAAATTTTCAATATTGACGAATTACGATATCAATTTGCAGACAATGGTGTTAAAATGAGAATGATGGCTCCCTTGGTGAATTTAAATGTAAATGGAATGATATTTGCTGATAATGATATAGATGATGATTATGAAGAAGTAACAGTATCTGCAAAAAAAAAATCAACGTCTTCAAAATCATCTTCATCAAAATCATCAAAAACTCCAAAAACATTATCACTACCCTCCAAAAAATTATTAGAAAATGTAGCTCAATCTTATAATAGCAATAATATTATCGCATTGAAATCATCGATTCACAATATTTATTATGCACCAGGAATGATTGATCCAAAAAATACAAAACCCACCAGTATGACTTCTTTTTGGCCGGATTGTTCTCGTCAAATGACAGACGACTATATCAATTATATTTTATTTCAAATACAACAAGATATCAATTTTCCCACCATTGGGAAAGTAGCTCATGACCATTTTGTAGAATCCTTATACAGTTTGTTTGATTATTTTGGTAAAATTTCTGGTCTTGTGATTTCACGTGTTTCCTTTATTGTTCAACAAAATAACACAAATGAATCTATTTATAATGAATTAGTTTTTTCTTTGGAGAAGGCATATAATGAATATATAAAAACACAAAATTTTACAATATTAAAAGAAGCAATTCAAGAGAATTATAGAAAAAAAAACATTCAACAAATAAGTTATACAGGTATTCGAATTGAATTAGATATAACAAGTGATACTACTACAAAAAAGGGATATATTGAAATAATGGTTGGTTATAATAGTATTAAAAATATATGGCATTATGTTTCTGGTGATATTGATGGCTATGACCTAGAAAAATTTGAAAATTTAGATAATATAGTTGATCAATTGTATAAACTTTTTGAACCATCATTATCAAATATATTTGTTGATAAAAACAAAAAAAACAAAAAAGAAAGTATCGTTGACAAAAATATAAATTTAATGATTAATACTTCTGATATCATCACAAATGTTGGAGAAACAAGACTAAAAAAATTTCTTGCACTCTTATTGAAATCCTATGGTGATTCATTGCAAGTGAATTATGTAGCTAGATATAAACAAGCACCAAACCCTGGTAAACTTATACCTTTTATTACAACAACGGATAAAAATGTGATGGCAGAGTCTTTATTATACGATTCCAAAGCTCTTATTATAGGTACTGGTATTCGTCCTCACGATAAATGGATACAGTCATTTCGTTCTTTTTTTAATAGAAATGATAGATTGATTAAATCATCATCGGATACAATTACTACTAATATTTCTATGGCAAATGCATCGACTTATATAAAATCAATACTTGATAATGTAGTAAAAATTTCACAATATATATATGAAATTCCTTTTTTTAAAAAAAATGGTTTTTATCTACTTAATGAAGTTAATATGATAGATGAATTAAATTATAATGTCAAAATTTTATATATAGCTACAAAAATAGGATTAAAAGAAGAAACAAGTACATTATGGAATATATCTTTAAATGGATTATCAACGATAGACAACCTTAAAAATGCGGATGCATTTATTAAAAAAATAGCAGATGTATGCAAACAATCAACAGAAACGGGTTCTATACAATCCTTTTTAACAGAATTAAACAAATATGAATTATTAATGATACAAAATAAAAAAAATATAACAACAAAATACAATGCAAGTGGAGAAAAAATAACAATGGCTTCAACAGAAGGACTAATAAAAAATTTCAATAATATTTTTTCAGGTTTGATATTATTTACAAAACAATATTTCAATACAGACAGTTTTTTTATCAAAAAAATAGAAGAAGTAACAAATTTATATTCTACTAAACTCACTGAATTATTGAATTCAATTGATGGAAAGCAAGCTTCTATACCAGAAAATATGGATATTGGAGACCAATCACCAACTAATATTGAAGCAGATTTATCAGGAGAAATATTACCAACTACAAATAATAATCAACAAGCTTCTATACCAGAAAATATGGATATAGGAGACCAATCAACAGATAATAATGAAGCATATTTATCAGGAGACCAATCACCAAATTATCATAGAAAAAGAAGTGCAACACAAATACCACCTCCAGAATATATACCAGATAAAAAAACAAAGTCAGAAGAACCACTTCAACCAATAAGAACTTCTGGTAGAGTCTCAATAAAGGTAAATTACAATCCAGATAAAAATAGTGAAAAATTAGAACACTATATAAATAATCTTAAAGAAGCTATTACAAAAGGTATTAATTATGTAACTGATTTATCAAAACAAGTAATTAACTCTATGCAAGGTGGGTCCCATTCACACACATTCACCAAAAAAAAACGTCCCTTTATCAAAGAAAAGCGAGAAACATTGAAATCGGATAGAACCGATCGTATTCATTCTTCTCGTAAAAAACGCATACATAAACGTCATATGAAAACACGAAGACATCATACATAACGTATTTTTAGTTTGCTTTTATACAAATTTTACAACGTATTTGTATAAAACATATCCTCTACGCTGGTGCATTGGTGGTGCCTACCAATTCACCATTCTTGTAGACCGAACATTTAAATGTCTGTTTGCTCGGCATCGAACAAACCTCTGTGGATGAATCCGCCTTGTTGAAAAACAAAACACTTTGCATATTCGCCATATAAAAGCACATCACTATAAAACCACCCACAATAGCACCTATCAATATATTCAAAATTATACTAACAAAACTAGTCACACAATTCAGTCGATAACGTATTCCCACATCCATCACAAAATAAAACAAAAACACACATAATATCGTATAATTTATTTGGTTATTGACAATCATCGGTAGACACATATAGACAATGCTAAAGGCGAGGAAAAACATCGAAAATGTCGCATTTCCATATGATCCGTAACTATATTGTACCATTGAGCAAATATCATTACTAGATGGTTCAAAAGGATCAATCTGGAAATAATTCATTATGACACTTCTAAAGAATATCACTACAACGCAACATACTAAATAAAACGCTCCTTGGAATTTTTGATATGCAAAAGATAAACTTAATATACAAACAACCAAAATAATGGGCGAATAAAAAGTCAACAACATAACTATATTGGGAATTTGTATCATTTTCAATGGAACACTTGACAAATTCTTTGTCGTTTCCATAGGAGGTCGACGTCGTCCAATTACCCATTGTTTCTTGTCGGCTGCTTTGGTTACTATCTCGGTTGCATTTTTGGCTGTTTCTGTTACTATATTTGTTGCATCTTTTGTATCCATACTCTTACTATAGCTGTATATATTTCTTTTTCCTTATTCTTTCTCTTTCTCTAGAATCAGTTCCAAGACTTGCTTCATCCGAGAGACAGGATACAAAGATATGTTCTTCAAAATATCCTTTTCTATGTATTTCTCTTGAAATAAATCAATATCTTTTTGATTCGATTCCGGATAAATAAAATGAGTTACACCTGCCTTGATGGAACCCAAAATCTTCAAATCTACACCACCAATCTGGTTTACTTCTCCATTCAAATCCACTTCCCCTGTAATTGCAAAATAACTTTTCACTTTTCTCTTGTTCAACAAACTATAAATAACTGTTGTGATCGCCGCACCTCCACTCGGACCATCTTTACTTATAGATCCATCCCCTGTATGAATATGAATCCCATATTTATGTACCCCATCATACTTTTCTATCCATTTTTCTCTCGTCGTTTCATCCGTCATTTCCCACGCCACCGTTTCCGCTACGTGCATCGACTCTTGCATCACTTTTTCTTGCAATCCTGTCAATTTCAAATCCAAAAATTTACCACTCGGGAACCATTTTGCCACAATCGGCAATGTACCTCCTTGTCCTATCGAATTCGCCCACATTCCATTGATGACACCCACTTCATTCTCTGTGCTCACCTTTTTAACAACGATTTCCACTCTGTCTTTGAAATATTTTTTACGTATACTGTCTATTGTGATCTTAATAGGGATAACAATATTGGTATCTTCTTCATCGATATCCCATTTTAGCACCTCAATATTGACTTGTCCCACTATTTCAAACAATTTCTCCTTCAACTTTCTTACACCTGCCTCGTTTGTATACGTCTCAATAATAAACGCAATCGTTTCCTCCGAGATAGATATCATTCCCTGCAATCCCATTTTCTTGTATATCTCGGGAAGCAAATGATCCCGCGCAATCGTAATCTTTTCATCCAACGACAAATTCTTAAACTGAATACGATGAATACGATCCAACAAAATGCGATCAATAGCATCTACATCATTGTAAGAGAGAACAAAGAGAACTTTGGATAAATCCAAATCAATCCCATTGAAATACTTGTCCTGGAACGAATCATTTTGCGTCGAATCCAACATATGTGTCAAAATACCAATCATTTCTTTACCATGTTCTGTACGACTGATCTTGTCCACCTCATCGATAAAAATAATCGGATTCATACATTTGTGATCCATTAGAATCTGTGCAATAGACCCCCATGTCGATCCAACATATGTGTAATTGTGTCCCTGCAAAGTACTACCATTGGAATCTCCACCAATTTGAACAAACGCAAAAGGACGACTCTCTCCATTGATATCTAACAAACAACGTGACAATCCATTCTTGGCCAATGACGTTTTTCCCACACCAGGAGGTCCCTCAAATCCAAAACAATATCCATCTTGATTACCACTAATCCATTGTCCAATAATTCTCTCTATCTGTAATTTCGCCTTTTCGTGTCCGTGTACGGCTTCATCCAATACATCCTTTATAGAAACCAACGAATCGTTCATAAAAACAATCTTCTTTTCTATCTTATCCACCAAGCCTGTGATGGCTTTGTTGGTAGATGGAGATGTCGTATTCGGTGCAATTGTACCAATGTTGGCAATCACCTTTTCCAAAATAGATGTGTTTTCCGACTTGTATAATTCTTGTAGAAGTAAATCCATCTCCTTTTTCAAATATTCTTTACTCTTTTTCCCCTTGTCTACATCCTTCTTTTTGAATACAATATATTGATTTAAAAATGTCAAATGTGCCAACATCGTCTTTTTATCACCTGTCAAAAACGTTCTTTTCATCGTAGACAATGTCCACGCTGTTTGAGGTGACATTTGTTTCCATTTACGCAAGCATTGTTGCATTTCCACAAAAGTACATTTGTCCACGTCGTAATGAGGCAACCACGATTTTACCAACGTAGACAATTGTACCCATTCTGAAAACAAAGCCCGCACTTCATCCATCACGCATAAAATGGGCTCCTTTTTATAAATTAAAAAAGGAATTTTCAAAAGACCATCCAAATATTGACGCGCCTTGGTACCTGAATCTTCCGTCTTTGATTTGATCTCCTTCAGTTTCACCATTGCCTTTTCTTTGACATTATCACTCGCCTTCATCAGACAAATTTGTTGCTCCAAAGGAATTTTATTTACATCGAAATTAGACAATTCGTTTGTATATTGCGCCGTCTTTTTCATCGCATCGCGAAAATATTCCTTAATCGGCCACGGAAATGAATCAAAAATAAGTGTCTGCTCGTGAGTATCTACACCTCCATTCACATCATTCGAGAGAAGATCATACAACAAATAGGCCATATATTTGTTCTCATACATTTCCGAATTTATCAAAAATTGCATCAACAAATTACGCTTTCCAAACATATCGGTTGCAACAAATTCTCTCACAATATGATTCAATGTCTTTTGTTTGCACAATTTATGTTGGGATAAAATCCCCACATATTTATTATATATTTCCGTATGACTATTGATTAGTAAATCCTTCAACGTGAGAGAAATCAAATATCGATGGAATGTATCGTTCTGAAAATGACTATCTTTGGGCAATTGCTCCCGAATATTTTTCATTTTTGTATTGATATATTTATTGTCCAACATATGCACCATAATGTCATCAACAATACCATATACGAGCAAATATTTCTTCGCAGCTATATCAGATATATAGAGGGACATACCATATACCTTGTAATGAAACTGTTTCATTGTCTGAAATAAATATCCACATTGCATATTTTCCATTTTTTCAATAATCTCAGTATCCTCCTTTTTCTCTCGTGTCAATACTTTATAACTGGTAGGATGAAAATAACGCTTCAATAAATCATATTTGGTTATTTCTTCTTCCGTCATTGGATTCACTTGGTTTCCAAAACAAATCATCAAAACATCTTCTAGCGATTCCGTACCATAACTTTTCAATACACCCGACAATTCATTGTTGATCGATTGTAATTGGCTGATTACATTTTCACCGTTGGTTAGGTCTATATTTGTAGGTAGTTTTTTGATTTTTTCTTGTATTTTATTGAGAATATTCATACATGTTACAATATCATTTACGCCTAAAATATTATATAATTTACCTCTTTGTACACTTAATATTGTTTTTTGGATAATATCATTGAAAAATACACGTTTCTTTTCCATAAGTAAAAGAATATCATTCGGTTTCAAGTATTTCAAATCTTTCGTCTCTTTACTATGGGTTATATTGGTTTTTTCAATGGTCATAGAAAAAAATATCTATATACTATACTAATTATTTAATTTATAAGAAAAAAAGAATACAAAAAGAATATAAAGAATGACGTGTATCTTATTACAATGGGTATACCTAGTTATTTTTCCTATATCGTGAGGAATCATATTGATATTCTCTGTAAATTCAAAACAGAAATGCCAGTAGATCATTTGTATATGGATTGCAATTCTATCATTTACGATGTAGTGCGACAATGGGGAGAAGAAACAATAAAAAGAGATACCAAAACAATTATACAACGTGTTATTGCAAAAATAGATGAATATATTGCGACTTTATCACCTAAAAAGCGTGTGATTGTGGCATTTGATGGTGTCGCACCGGTGGCTAAATTGGAACAACAACGTCAGCGTCGATACAAGTCGTGGTATCAATCACAAATGGTACGAATGTTGTATCCTAACAAGACTGAACCTGATTGGAATACAACTGTTATTACACCGGGAACTGTTTTTATGAAGGAATTGAATGAAGGTATACGACATCATTATAGGAACGATGATTTGGTGCAAGTATCGACGAGTTTTGACTATGGAGAGGGGGAGCACAAGTTATTCCAATTTATTCGTCAACATCCCGAAGAACACAGTGAATCGACAACGGTGATTTATGGGTTAGACGCGGATTTGATTATGTTGTCGATCAATCATTTGCCATTATGTCCTCGTATCTATTTATTTCGCGAGACACCGGAATTCATCAAATCGATTGACGCTTCTTTGGAACCGAATGCGCATTATATTTTGGATATACCAGCATTAGCCAAAGAAACCATAAATACAATGATACCAAATACAAACGCGACTACGTCTACAAACAAGATCCACGATTATATTTTTCTCTGTTTCTTTCTCGGGAATGATTTTTTACCGCATTTTCCTGCGGTCAATATTCGCACCGGAGGCGTAGACAAGATGCTGAATGCGTATAGAGCATCCATCGGTACCGACGAACAATTAACCGACGGGCATACTATTTTCTGGAAAAATGTTCGAAAAGTGGTACAACATCTAGCAAACCAAGAAGAAGAAATGTTACGAAAAGAGACCAAACAGAGAGATCGCCGTGAAAAGACGTATTATCCGGTGGATACGGCAGAAAAGAAGTTGATAAAATTCGACGCCATACCAACATACGAACGTGATTTGGAAAAATATATCAATCCATTTCAATCGGGTTGGCAGTCACGATATTACGGTGCCCTTTTTCCGCCCCATATAGATATACATGATGTCGTGACTAATTTTTGCGAAGGACTGGAATGGACATTGAAGTATTATACAACCGATTGTCCAGATTGGAAATGGAAATACAAATACGATTATCCTCCTTTGTTGGAAGACTTGATAAGATATATGCCCTATTTTGACAGAGAAATGGTAGTTAAAAAGCCAGACAATCCGGTATCACCGCTTGTGCAACTCTGTTATGTAATGCCACGTGAAAGTCTGCAATTTTTACCGTCGTCTCTAGAAACAGTATTGAAAACAAATTATTCACATTGGTATCCGTCTCATTGTGAGTATGTATGGGCTTATTGTAAGTATTTCTGGGAATCCCATGTAGAACTTCCAGAAATAGACATTGACATATTGGAAAAGGTGATTGCTTAGACATTTTTCTTGCGTTTTTTGTTTGTACTGTGAAATGGTTCCACAATAACGTCGTTGGTCGTATATCGCAATACATCCGTCACACGATATTCGCGCAACAATGCAGAATCGATATCATCGAAAAAGGATTTGGGTTTGTTGGAAGTAAATATAAATACGATATATTTTCTCTCTTGAATGGTGTCCATAAACCGTACCCATTGTTTTTTCATCATTTTGTTTTTCAATATATGTTTTGTTTTTTTGGAAGAAGGGGGACAATCTCCGTCTTCGGAATCATACCTTGGCATCTTTTCACAAAAGAGGAATTGTTCCAATTCGTCAATGGTGACTACAAAAGGGGACGATTCACTTGGTTGCACATAATTGTACAATAAATCGAAAGAGGTAATAAACGATTCGTAATAATAGGTGAATTCTTCGAAATCGGGACACAAAATAGCATTCATTTTTTTGGACAACATTCGAGCCGTGGTGGTTTTTCCGAGTCCAGGTTCTCCGTAAATGAAAAAGACGCCGCGTTTCTCTCGTGCATAAACATTCAATATCATATCCGTTGCTTTGTAGCAATTGTTATGATAATGCGCCATTTCATAATTGTCTGTCGTTTTTAGGTAATTATTGGAAGTAATACAACGGATCAATTTGTATTCACCTGGTTCAACAATGCATTCAATGTCTTTTGTGAGCAATTGGCGAATCGACCACCATCCATACAAGGTAATTTTGTATCGTTCTTCGTCTTGATGTCTCTCACCATTTTCAAGAGATACAAAGACAAAATATCCTCCTTTTCCGATGATGAATCCAGTGGGTACTAACTCCTTATTGATAAAAGTGCGATAATTTGTAGAAAAAAGATACGTGCGTGCGATTTTGGACAACAATCTCTCGCATTCTACTTTTTTGTTTAAATGCGTGGAAGAATAATTGCGAATTTCCCACAAAATCATATTCCAAAAAGCAGAGAGAATCATAAAAAGAACGTCGCCCAATTTACTCGAAAAAGTAGTCATCAATAGGAAATAATAATGGTCGGTATAATTCATTACTATAACAGGTTCTATTTTTTTATATATTTTTTATAAAACAATATGGCGCTGAGACGGCCCGATGGTTAGGGCTAAATATCCGAACCGGACGGGCCGCCGGGGCCGAAGGCCCCCATTGCTAAAGAAAAAAACCCCGATCCTTTGGCGAATCCATTTTCCATTTTTTTCTTCCATTTTGAAAAGAGGTTTTCGATTTTGGACATTTATTTTTGTCCATTTTTGAAAAGGGGATTCGAAAACGGACTTTTTTTTTGAAAAACGTCACTTGTGACCATAATGCTCTCGTTTTGAAATCGTGTTGAAAAAGTTAGACTGCATATTTTTTCCAACTTTTTCCAACTTTGCGGAAAAGGGCCCCAAACATTTTGGACATTTTTAGTAAAAATGGCAACATTCGACGACAAAATTACTGCTGGGTTTTTCTGTGAAAGTTGCCAATTCAAAACTCGTGACAAACAAGATTTTCGCCGCCATTTATTGACACGCAAACATTCCAAGACTACAAATATGGTTTGCATCGACGATGCCGTCCAGTTTAAAACTGCACAGGGTAAGCAATGTGCCTGCAGTAAATGTGGAAAAATGTACGCACACCATTCGAGCCTTTGGAAGCACAAACAATCTTGTACCAAAAAAAAGGAAGAAGGAACACAGATGGACAATCATCTCATTATGAAAATCTTGGAACAAAATCAGGAATTGATTCTGGAAAACAAGGAATTCAAAGACAAATTGTACGAACTGGCATCCAAACCCACCACTGTGGTCCACAATAACAACAACAATAGCAAACAATTTAACTTGAATATCTTCTTGAATGAAACGTGCAAGAATGCGATGAATCTATCGGAATTTGTTAATTCTCTCGTCATTCGGAATGAAGAATTCGAAAATATGGGCAAACTCGGTTATGTCGAAGGCATTTCTAGAATTCTGATCCGAGGTCTACGGGAACTCGATGAAACAAAGCGGCCGATGCATTGTACCGACAAAAAGAGAGAAACTGTCTATATCAAAGAAAACGATGTATGGAACAAGGAATTCTCTCAGGAAAAAATGAAACAGCTCGTCTTGGATGTCAGTTTCAAAAATGTTCGGAAAATACCGTCTTGGAAAGCCGAACATCCCGGTTGTGAGGATACGTCATCGCACAAGTATATGGATTATATTCAGATTCTCAATCAAGTAATGACAGGCATTCATCCAGATAGTGAAAACGATATCCACAAAATCATACGCAATGTGTCACACGCAGTTGTTGTACACAAGGCAAATAGTCTAATGTAAAAAAGGGTCTAATGTAAAAGGAATATAAAAATAATTTTCGAAATATAATGTAATGACTATTTTAATTGCATATGGATTTGAATTCAGTAATTCAATACCCTTTATTATCTCTCAAAATATATGTCAATCTATCTTGAATGGAAATCCTATTTATTGTTCTCATATTTTGAGAGAAACAGATATATGTGATGTAATTGATTGTATTCAATATATAAACAACCATCATAGAAAAGAATTACAATCCATACATCGAAAACACAAACGTTTGATTCAATTTGTAGAACATTTGTCTTGTAATGTATGTAAATTTGTAGGTCGTCTTACATGGCAAATTGTATACCAACATAGTATCTATAAACCCACAAAATCATTCGTCAGACAGAGACCACCATCCCCTGTACGATTTTCTCTCGTCAATCCTGAAACAGAAGAGTATATACACGATATCTCTCTAAAATAAAAGATATATCGTATTTTTATAATGGTATTGCATCTACATATAATTCTCTTGGATATACATTTGTATAATGCCCATTTTTATATATACTATTAAATGCAGAATATATTTTATCATTAATTGTACATACCCAATCTTCAGGTGCGATATAATAACTTTCAATACTAGTAGGAAGTTTCATAATATGCTCTTTTTTCGCCCACCAAAAATTACCAGAATAATGTCGTCCATTATAATTACACCCATATGTGTTATATGTTTTTAGTTTTTCAATAGCAAGTTCCCATCTTTCAATATTCCAATATAACATCAAATAAATCCAATCAATAACAGGTAATTCCATTACTGTATCGAAACGTTTAATACCCTTACTATGTAAATAATAATAAAGAGTACCTTCTGGATCCACTTCTGATTTTTTACGCATATGTAATAATGTAGGTCGTTCGTATTCTTCACTTTTTCCTAAATAAACAATATCAAATTTGTCATCCTTTAATATATCATCTTCTATATAAATACCATCATCGTTTACTATACCAATTCGTATAACATCTGTATGATTATATAGACCATTATCTTTTATACTTTTTAATAACATTGTTATACTTCTTTTCCATTGTCCTTTTTGACATATATGAATATAACCAATTATGTTTGCATTTATAATACCACATAAATATAAAAGATGATGAATAAAAAAACGCATATATGTATTATTAATATTTTTCTTTCTCATAAAAAGAAAGCAAAATATACTGTGTGTTTAACCAAGCTGACCACTGTGAGTAGCATAGTATGATCCACGACGGAACTGAGTAGGTGTCAATGTACTACTGTTCAAGAATTTAATCAAGGTAGGAGTGGAATGTTGTACACGATAAGTATAACTAGTACCAACATTTTGTATACTCATATAGACATTTCCAGCCCAAGTACCTGCCTTTTTAACGCCTCCAATAGATCCTCCACTTGCTTGTGTGCGATTCGCAATCGTATTTGCAAACCTCGATGGGCCGTTATGTCCTACAATTAGTGCCATTATATATTCACTAAAGATATTTCTTTCTCTCCTCGAAAAAAAATTCATCTTCTGTTCAATAATACTACAAAAAAAGGACTTAAAGACGCTATACAATTATACTATAGAATGGAATATGAAAAGAGTTTATTACACGATGATGATATTGTACGTGGGGAAGAAGGATTGGTTTTCAATCCTTACAATCCGTTGAATGTGGAGATTTCATTGAGCGAAGTTCAATCAATTCTCACTAAATATGGATTGCCTCCAATGGTTTATAATATGACCTTGTACAAACGAGCCTTTGTACATCGTTCTTATACGAAGCGTCCTGCGCTTGAAAATACATTACAGAACATTACCATTGTAGAACAACCTCCGGATTGTATGCCTCTTCATACCAAGTCGAATGAACGATTGGAATTTCTGGGAGATGGTTTACTCGAATTGGTTACCAAGTATTATTTGTATCGTCGTTTTCCTAAAGAAAACGAAGGATTTATGACAGAAAAAAAAATTGCCATTGTGAAAAACGAGGCGATTGGGCGAATCGCTATGGAAATGCATCTGAATAAATGGCTCATTTTATCTAAACACGCAGAAGAGAAAAAGATCCGTACCAATTTGAAAAAACTGGGTTGTCTTTTTGAGAGCTTTTTAGGTGCGATGTTTTTGGACTTTAATAAAATATCGGTAAAAGATGACGACGGATGGTTTCAAAATGTGTTTGTGACTGGACCGGGATTTCAGATGGTGCAGAAGTTTGTGGAAAATATCTTTGAAAAACACATTGATTGGATTGCATTGATTCAGAATGACGACAATTACAAAAACATTTTGCAGGTAAAGATTCAAAAGGAATTCAAAGTGACACCACATTATTTGGAACGTGAATATGATGTCGAAAATGGATACAAGATGGGAGTCTATTTATGCTTGGGACAACCTATTTACAATGTAAAATGTGAAGAGGCGATATCCATTGACGCGATCAAAACGTTTCAAGCTATTCAGGAATACCGAGCATCAAACGGAGATAAGATCTTTTTGTATTTGGGAGGTGCACAACATAAAATAAAACGAAAGGCGGAACAAATGGCGTGTAAAGAAGCTTTGGACAAATTGGAGCTCTATTTATAAGTGAATGCCTTATTTAGGTAGTATAATAATATGTATTATATAGATACATATTATGGAACAATTAAAAAATATGTTGAGAGTGAAACCATCTACTTCATCCTTGATGAAAGAGGATGTTGCTATTATCATTCCAAAAAAAGTGTCTCCTCAAGAAGGGATACAGAATTCGATTGTTTTTCGTGACAAACGAAATTCTGAAACGGTAAAGGATGAGATCGAAGACATTTTGGAAAAACTCAAGACAAAAAGCTTTGTATCCAAGGAAATCTCTTTAGAGACAAAAAAGCCAAAGGTCAAACGTGTTTCTCTGCCATCCCAGTTTGATGACAAAGAAGCGGCTACTGGGAACCCTTTTCTGCTTCAAGAAGATGAAAAGGAAACAAAAGAACGAAAAACGAAACGAATAGTCAAAGGTATTACTGAATTGCCACCGGAAGTTTGGGTAAAACTCGGGGATACAGAAATGATATCCCGCTTACCCACCAAGAGAGAAAAGGTACAATACAAGATGAGTCAATATTATATGAACAATCGAGAAATATTTGTTAATTTTATCAATTCTCTCTTTCAACCATACCGAGAAGAGGCACGCGATGATTCGGAAGATATTTCGTGTGATTCTTTACGCGCCAGTCATAGCAAGGAATTCACGCTTTTAACGCACCAACGACTTGTACGTGATTATTTAAACTTGTATACACCTTATCGGGGATTGTTTTTGTATCACAGTCTGGGATCCGGAAAGACGGCCACCTCGATTGCCATTGCAGAAGGAATGAAGGATGCAAAAAAAATCATTGTCATGACACCCGCCTCTTTGGAAGCCAATTACCGCGTGGAACTGAAAAAATTTGGTGATCCAATGTATAAAACCAACCAATGCTGGGAGTGGTTCAGTACACGATCCAAACCAGAAGCGATTGATACATTGTCGGCTGTCTTGCAGCTGCCCGTGGAATATATCAAAAAAAAGGGCGGTGCGTGGCTCGTGAATGTTACCAAACCGACCAATTGTGCCTCGGGTAAACGAAAGAGTGCCAAAAAGGGTGCCAAGGTAGAAGCCGAAGATATAGACGGTGAAATTATTACTGAACGAGATACAAGTGGTAATGCATTGTCCCAAGAAGAAATGGACAGTTTAAATGAACAGATTGATCATATGATTGAAACCAAATACGAATTTATTCATTACAATGGTTTACGGAGAGATACACTAAAAAGGAAGACGAACAATTTCAAAGACAATATGTTTGACAATACGGTTGTCATTATCGACGAAGCGCACAATTTCATCAGTCGTATTGTGAACAAAATAGAAAAGGAAAAGGAAATCCCTATGGACAAAGAAGGCAAGAGAGAACGTGTAAATATATCTATTTCACTTGTCTTGTACGAAATGTTACTACGTGCGGACAATTGTAAAATCGTTCTTTTAACGGGAACCCCGATTGTCAATTACCCCAATGAAATTGCTATTTTGTTTAATTTGTTACGAGGATACATCAAGACGTGGGAAATACCCTTGGATACAACGGTGTCAACACAAAAAGTGGACAAGGAACGATTGGAACAACTCTTTCAACGAGAGAGGGGTATGGATTATATCGATTATTCTTCTGCTAGTAAATTACTGACAGTGACACGTAATCCGTTTGGATTCGAGACGAACAATGACAAGGGAGGCAAATACAAAGGAGTGTCAAAGACAGATGAAAGAGGCATTTTATCGGATCGTGCATTTGAATCCAATATTCTACGTATTCTACGAGAGAACAATATTACAGCGGTTCCTTCTGCGATGCGTATTCATATGTTCAAAGCTTTGCCAGACCGTTTGGAGGAATTTACGAAATTGTTTATTGAAGAAAGTGAGGATAAAACGGTGACAATGCGAATCAAAAACGAAGAAATGTTTAAACGTCGTATTATGGGGTTGACGTCGTATTTCCGAAGTGCGCAGGAAAAATTGCTTCCCCGTTATGAAAAAATATCGGATTTCCACGTTATCAAAATACCAATGAGTGATGAACAATTTGCTGCCTACGAAGGAGCACGCGTGGAAGAGAGAAAACAGGAAAAAGGAAGCAAAGGCAAGTCGAATACGGGAGGCGTTTTTAAGGAAGCTTCTTCTACTTATCGTATTTTTTCTCGTTTGTTTTGTAATTTTGTAATGCCCAAAGAAATAGGTCGTCCAATGCCAAAAGAAGAAGTGGTTGTCCAAGGGGCTCAAGAGGAAGAGATAGAAGGAGGAGGAGGACGCAAAAAGAAATTGGTAATCGGAGAAGAAATTGTCAAAGGGACAGAAGAAGGAATCGAAGGAGAGAAGGAGATGGAAGAAGAGGAGAATAAATTAGAAGAAGAACAAAAGAAACAACCCAAACCAAGAAAGAAAAAACAAGACATATTGGTGACTTCAGCAGTTCCTTTGGCTCCTTCTTTGGCTCCAGCAGTTTCTTTGGCTCCACCTTTTCAAAAGGTGGATAAGGTATCATCTTTGGCTCCACCTTTTCAAAAGGTGGATAAGGTGGATAAGGTGGATGAAGACGTAGAAATAGAAGGCGATGATATTATTGAACAAATGGGCGATGCTACATACGATAAACGTATCCAAAAAGCGCTACAAAGTCTAAAAGCATCCGCTGCGACTTATTTATCCCCAGAAGGTCTAGAAACATACAGTCCCAAATTCCTCGCAATATTGGAAAATATCCAAGATCCAGATCACGCAGGATTACATATGGTATATAGTCAGTTTCGTACAATGGAAGGCATCGGTATTTTAAAAATGGTACTCGAAGCAAATGGGTTCGCCGAATTCACTATTAAAAAAGATAGCAACGGGGTATGGAAAATCGATATCCCACAAGAAAAACGTGGACTACCTACCTTTGCCTTGTATACAGGTACAGAATCATCCGAAGAAAAGGAAATTCTGCGCAAGATATACAATGGTTCTTGGGAAGAATTGAGTCCTTCTCTCTCGCACGAATTACTCTCGATTGCTAGAAACAACCAAATGGGAGAAGTGATCAAAGTGTTTATGATTACAGCCTCGGGATCCGAGGGTATCAATCTACGTAATACACGCTATGTTCATATTATGGAGCCGTATTGGCATCCTGTGCGCATTGAACAAGTGGTTGGAAGAGCACGACGTATTTGCAGTCACGCGGATTTACCAAAAGAATTGCAAACGGTGGAAGTCTTTTTGTATTTAATGACATTTCGTCCAGAACAAATCAACAGTGATTTATCGATTGAATTGAAGAAAAAAGATTTGAGCAAACGAGAATATGCGTCTTCTGCTTCTTCGACGGCAAGAAAACAAAAGATTCCCGTCACCAGTGACGAAGCCTTGTACGAAATATCGACCATCAAAGAAGATTTGAACAACCAATTGATTGTTGCAGTCAAAGAAGCTTCCATCGATTGTTCCGTCTATAAAAAACGCGGTTCCAAGGGAGAGAATCTACATTGTCTCTCGTTTGGTGATGCGCGTTCATCGGCCATTTCTTTTCATCCATCGATCCAAAAAGACCAACCCGATACAATGCGCAAATTGAACAAGACAGTGATAGAACAACGCGACAAGGAAGTAGTGATTCACGGCAAGACATATGTCTATCGACAAATCAGTCCCACGATCGCCAATGTATATGATTACGACAGCTACCAAGATGCACTGGAAACGGGCCAAGAACCCATCCAAGTGGGTATTCTGGAAACGGACACACGAGGTGCCATCAAATTCAAACGCGTCTAACCGGTCTGTTTGACTCCTTTAAATTCTTTTAATAAATATATATTAAAAGAATATAAAGAAAATGTTAGTATATAACTAATGAAATACAACTATGAAACATTAACTGCATTTTGCATTGATAATAATATTGTTCTTTCAGAAGATTATTCTAAAATAAAATTAGAATATAATACAAGAATAGAAGGAAAATGTAGTAATAGTATCATAGATTGTACTAATAATTTCAATGCTGCATTTATATATTTAATTAGGTATAAAGGTTTTTGTAAAAATTGTTCTATCGAAAGAGGATTGATAAAAAAAAAGGAAACAAATATGAATAATCTTGGTGTTGAATTTCCCTCACAAAACGAAGAAGTGAAAGAAAGAATGAAACAAACAAACATAAATAATCACGGTGTTCCATATGCTACACAAAGTGAAAAAGTAAAAGAAAAAACAAAACAAACAAATATAAAAAATCACGGTGTTCCGTATCTAACTCAAAATAAAGAAATAAAGGAAAAAATAAAACAAATAAATATAGCAAATCATGGTTTTGAAAATGTATCTCAAAATGAAGAAATAAAACAAAAAAAAAGGGAAACCTGTATGGTAAATTATGGTGTTGAAAATCCCGGACAAAGCGAAGAAGTGAAACAAAAAAAAAAGGAAAAATGTATGGTAAATTATGGTCTTCCATATGCTACACAAAGCGAAGAAGTGAAACAAAAAATAAGGGAAACCTGTATAGTAAATTATGGTGTTGAAAATCCTTCACAAAACGAAGAAGTGAAAGAAAGAAGGAAACAAACAAATATAAAAAGATTCGGTGTTCCATATGCTACACAAAATTCTGAAATATCAGAAAAACAATCAAAAACAGCGTATAAATCAAAAGATTTTCATTTTCCTTCAGGTAGAATTGATAGGGTACAAGGATATGAACCCTTTGGATTGAACGAACTTTTATTCGAAGAAAACATTCACGAAGATGAAATTATTACAAATCGTTCTAGCGTTCCAAGAGTGTCTTATATAGATAAAAATGGGAAAACACGTTACTATTTTGTAGATATATATATTCCAAGTCAAAAAAGATGTATAGAAATAAAATCAACATGGACCGCTGAAAAAAAGAAAGATTATATTTTTATAAAACAACAAGCATTAAAGAATGCTGGTTATAAATGTGAAATTTGGATTTATAATGCAAAAGGTGAAAAGATTTACTGTTACATATAATGTTGTTCTTTATATACCTATAATTATTATTTTATTGTGGTTATTTCCTGTGATTTATGTATGTAATATGCTGTATAGTATCATTTATTGGGTATTAATTGTATTACTCTATATTATCCCATCTTTATATCCTTTATTAATATACTTTAAAAAGGATATAAAGAAACACGACGCTCAAAAAAATTGATAGATAAAAATATTCTTTCTTATTATGTAAAACAATGCAAGAGCAAGATCAACAAGAAGAAATAGAAGTTTTTCGTATGGAACCAACTGTGGGCAAATGTTATGAAACCGCGGAATGGACAAGGAAAACAGGAACGTGGGGAGAAGGCAACGAAAGATACTTTACAACGAATGTAACACGTTATGTAGGTAAATTTGTTAGGAGTGAACGTATGGGATATAATGACAGTTGTCGCGTTTGGGCTATTTTTGATGACAATGGAAAGCGAGTTCAAATAGAATACAACTACGAAGGAACTACTAGTTTCCGAGAAACCCCACCTTTTGAATATGTTTTTAAATAAATACAAATATGCATTGCATCTATTCCGCATTACGAATATTTTTGGTAAAGACAAACAAAAAGACGAGAAACAACAATTGCGTCATTTTTTGTATTTTTTTGTAATCTTGAATATGTTTTCGCTTTCTCTCGGGATCTAATTGAGAGAAACTAGATATATTTATTTTCTTTCTGCTAAAATGAAATCCAAGAAACAGCGATATAGCAATCAAAAAAGCATCTGTTTCTATGTTTTCACCGATTACATTATCGTATAAAAATTCATTGGTTTCTTCCAGAAATGTATCCATACGTGCCATTTCATTGTACAATGATTTCAATGCACCTGAAAATACCGCATCCGTGATGATCGTTTTTTCAATGGTATCTATAATTTTCAATCCCTTTTCATTTGACGTACATATCACATCTTCCGAACGTACGTCTTCTTCCAAAAAATAAGAACGATGATTGTATTCTCTCGACGCAAAATCCCATTCCACTTCCCCGTTGTCCCACGAAATTTCATTGCCATCCAACGTTTCATAAAGAGGCATCTCCTTTTTATAAAACAGTGAACATCTTGTCACAAATGCAGTTGAAGAAAAGAAGAAGGAACACAGAGAGAAAAATACAAAATACATTACTATATATAATAGAATAGTTTTATATTTGTTTTATACATCTTCTACGGTTTCTTGGATTCCAACAAAGAAATAATATACCGTATATCCTCCTGTATTCCTGTGATTTGTTCTTGGAGAGAAGGTGTGAACTCCGATGCTTTTGGTTTCAACTTGGACAAAATGGATTCTGTTGGTGCCGATTCTGATGCAAAAACCAAAGGAACTGCCTCAATTTCCACATTTCTCTCTTCTCCTATTTGTATCAATTTGATATCGGGGACATTGTATTTGAATCGATTCTTTTGTGTATTCGTATACGTTTCTTCCTTGGGAAAGATGGTTGGTTCTATATCATATTTTCTCTCTTCCATCATTTTTGTAATCAAATCTTCTACACGTTCTACCGGTGTATCCATCTTTTCACGAAAAATCGGCTCCTTGGGTACTGGCATTGTGTGCGCTTGTACAAAATCGGCCTGTTTCTGTTTCCATATAGTATCAAATTGATTCTGTCTTTCGATCTTTCTCTCTTCTGCTTTGACTGGATCCGTTTTTCTAGCAAACCGAAGAAACGCACCAATAAACCGTTTGTTCATTTCTATCAAACTCGGATACACCATATCCCTTTCATAAAAGTCGTTCATTGCTTGTATAAAAATACGTTGCAATTGAATATACTCCTGTTCAGTCTGATATAATTGTGCGTCTCGGTCGCTTATCACATCCCAAATAGTGATCTTGTTTCTCTCACTGATGAATTCACGGCGATCAAAATCAGACATATATTATAATCTCAATATTGTCTTTAAATTACAATTCCTCGTTGAAATATACTTTTCGGAATTTTTCCATATATTTGTCCCGCAATATATGCGTCTTCAAATAATGATCTGTGATCTTGTCCTCCAACATATGTACAATAAAAAAGAGACTATAAATACCACATTCTGTATTTCCATATTGGTGTTCTACAGGATAATTCTGATCAAATGTGAAATGAATCGGTTTTGATAATTTTGATCCTTGGTCAATAATCGTATCTACGAATTTCATAATGCGCTTTGGAATCTCTTCTCCCGCACTGTCGAAATAAAATATGCTGCCCTTTTTGGCATTGATAAAGAGCGATACCCAATGACTCCCTGGTTTGTAATGGGGATCCAGGTTGAAAATAACGCCAAATTTGAATTTTTTAGAATTCATCTCTCGTTTCAATTCAAAATGACAGAGCTCTTCCCAAACACACTGCCCATCCACTTCAGGTGTATCGTAGTCAATCGGAGAAGGACCCAAGAAATCGAAACAGGGATATACACGTTCGTATTGCTTCATCACATTGTTGATATCCAAACTAGAGAGCCATTCATTCGGATTCTTTTTCCATTCTTCTGGCCATTTTGGAGCAAACGAACTATGTAATTCGTGATTCATTTTCCCTTCCACAAAATGCTGGCGTAGCCAACAGGATTCCTTGTTACATACTCCGCGCATATGTTTGTCGAGAGACTTCCAAATTTCCTTCGAGTCCTTGGCGTGAATTTGTACATCCGGATGTCGCGCATTCCATAAATTACGCAATTTGTAAATAGCTTCGTCCGAGAGACAACTATAATCCTTTTTCTTTTTATGTGAAGAAGAAGGACTGCATTGCAATTTCATTGTATGAGATCCTCCTATTCTATTTCTACTTCTAGATCTACCCATTTTTTTATGTTTCTTTTTTGTATTCCGAAGTTTCCGCGTCATAATTATGGTGAATATTTTTCTTTTTCCCAACACCTTTATTCTTCAATTCAGGATTCATCAAATGAATATGTTTCTGTTGTGGAACAATCATTTTCGTCTTTTGTTTGATCGTTTTCCGTTTGACAAAACTATCCAACAAGGTCACTGTTTTGGCAGGAGCCGGCATCCATAGTTGTGTGTCTACACTTGTACCTAGACTTGTACCTACACTTGCATTCAAATCCATCTCTGAGGATTTGGTAACAAAACCATTGTATTCTTCTTGCAAAATATCACTCTTGTCCAAGCGTTTGAAATAATGGATACACATTTTGGCAAAATGTTCAAAGGCAAACAGTACATCAGAGGGATACATTTTTGTATCTGTATCTGGTACCGATTCAAGACATAATTCTCGCGTCATTTCTACAATTCGCTTTCTGTAAAATTTCTTATCCTTTTTGTATCGTACATTTGTCTTTTCACCCAAGATTCCTTGTTTGTATCTCTCATATTGTTCCTTGTTCAACAAGTATTCCAATGTAATGAGAGAAATAAGATCCATTTCTTCCTCTTCTTCTACAATAGTAGGTAATACAGGTTTTTTATTCTCTCCTGATTGCATTATTATAATAGTACCTTTATAATAATGTTATCTTTTATACTTTTATTTTACACAAGTTTATTGTACTTGAAATAAGCACGATTCATTCTTTTCACGAATGCCTCCTTTTCCTCCTCGGAATAAGCGTCGTTCAAAAGAACCCTACGATACAATTGTGCCACATTGTTTTCGGGATGCAATGTCTCCACCACCAAATGATTCACCATCATCTTTTCGTATTTCTCTAGTAAGACGTTGTACAGCTTTTCTCCATTGTAAACAACACGTGATACACCTTCTATACCTTGTTCAAACAAATGAGCCGCAGGAACCATTTTCCCTTGAAACAAGATACAATGTGTTTTTGACATAACTGTGGTATTGGATGGAATACGAGGACCTAAGGACTCTGCTTTGATTTGAATAAGATATTTGTCTGGTGATACAGTTTGAGTAACTGCTACAATGGATTTCTTTCGAATGGTATGCAAAGAAGCATCCACTTGTTCAATCGGAATGATTCCCTGGTCCGTTTGTATGGGTGTACCCGCGGGAAAACAAACAACTGAAATGGGTAAAGATAAACTATTATTTGCCCATCCTGTAGCATTTTTTTGAATCATTAACCTGGACACTTTGGTACCTGAAAATAATCCCGTACCTAAAGTGGGAGCATTTCCTAAAAAGGTAGTACTTCTTAATATGGAATTGTTTGAGAATGCATTGTTTCCAATGGTTGTAACACTTGCTGGGATGGTAATCGATGATAGATCGTTTCCAGCAAACGCACTGGATCCAATGGTTGTGAAAGAACTAGAAGATGGTAAAATAACACTGGTTAATGATTGATTTTCAAAGGCATTTGCACCAATTGTAGTAATAGACAAAGAACTTATATCGATTGTTGTGGGTGGTGATAATGTAGGAATACATTCAGGAATACTATTGAAACCAAGGAGAGTTGTTTCTGAAATATTATACAAATTATATATCACTGGTTGAGAGGCAACAACAACATTATTATTATTGGATGTTTGTTGGAAAACATATAACATAGAAAGACTCGCAGCTGGATCAAAAATCGTTCCAAAACTGTATGGCGTGTATAGTTCAATTTTATGATCAAAAGTTATGTTCATACTTGTTCCACCATTTGAATATACAATATCACGGCGTCCATTCATTTTTGCACCACTCAAATCAGCACCATTGTATATACCACTGTATAAAAGAATATAATAAGTACTATTACTATCTGGATTATTATTTACATAACTGATTCTGTAATCTTTTCCAGGAACCACATTTTCCGGAAAAGATACTACACGATTCGTTGCAATATCCGTAATAGTAAGGGTGGGACTGGTTAAATGAACAACAGGGATATGGTTTGTTCCAAAAGTAGTAGACCAACCTGTTGAAGAAGGATCCAAGTAGATTGCACCTTGAGGATTTGCTATGGCAAATGTATCAGGACTCAAATTTGTATTATAATTACAATTTATTCTTACAGATTGAAGATGACATTCCGCAAAAGCAGATCCACCAGTACTTATTACGCTACGAGGGATGATAACAGTATCAATATGATCAGTAACACATAGTTGGAAACCTATATTTTCTATTCCTTCTTCGATGATTAAATTCCTTATATAGAGATATCTGTTTGAAAATAAATAATTAGGCATATTAGTTATGTTGTATCGTGTATTGTTATAATACAATTTTGAAGGAACAATTAAATTTTGAATGACATTACTGTCTTGATAGTTTGCTACGGCAGTAGGTGACAGTCCACTAAGCGTTCCATTTGTTAAGAATAAAAAATTACCATCATCTGAAGGAATACCTACAATAACAGAATTTTCACTACCAAATAAATAATTCCATCCTGTTTGAGAAGGAGTTATAAATATAACACATCCTCTATAATCATTAAAATAATTATGATTAAAACAAGTAGGTGAGAAATATTCACTGAGATTACAATTCGCAGTTATGGTTTGTATATTACTGTTATAAAATGCTTCATCTCCAATATGTGTTACAGTAGAAGGGATAATCACATTGTCAATGCTATTTTGTGAAAAAGAATCCGAACCAATTGTTGTAATACCTTCTGACAACGTTAACATATTTATATTGAGACCTTTATCATTGAACGCATTTGCCGCAATTTCAGTTACATTATAAGAAACATCCTGATAAGACAAAATAGAAGGAATCGTCCAATCAACGGGTGTACCTGTTGTCAATGTTGACAATTTACTCGATGTTAATCCATAAATAACGGCATTGTTTCCATTTGTTAATAATAAAAAATGACCATCGTCAGAAATATGATAAATAGGAATATTGTAGTCACCAAAAGTAGATCCCCATCCTGTAACCGTAGGTGTTGTATAGATAACAACATTTGCATTTCCATTCAAACATCGATTGTTAAAATTTTCACTATATGAACAATTCATTGTAATCGTTTGAATATGATCATTTTGAAAAGCACCATCTCCTATACTGATTAGACTTTCAGGTAAAACACAGTTTCGTATAGTATTACTTGGTGAAAAAGAATAAGCGCCAATGGTTTCAATTCCTTCTGATAATGTCAAAGTAGAAATGTTTACATTTTTATTACTGAATACATAATCACCAATCGAAGATACATTGTAAGAAACATCCTCATAATACAAAATAGAAGGAATCGTCCAATCAACGGGTATACCTGTTGTCAATGTTGACAATTTACTCGATGTAATACAACTAATGACTGCATTACTCCCATCGATTACGAAAAAATATTCACCTTCATCAGAAGGAATACCCACAGGTAAATGATTGCTACCAATAGAAGAGGGCCATCCTGTAACCGAAGGAGTGATATTAATTATTATACATTTCGGATTTCCTTCTGAAAACCCGTCTTCAATATCTGTTTTTGAATCGTAATTGCAATTCATTGTTACAGTTTCAAGTTGATTGTATTCGAAAGTTTTATTTCCAATTGTTTTCACCGTGGAAGGAAAAACAATATGTTTGATACCTGAATTACTTTGTGTAGAATTATAATTATTAGAAAAAGCTCCAAAATTAATTGTTTCTATTCCTTCTGAAATTGTCAAGGTATCAATATTTAAATAATGTTGAACTGGTTTTTGATTACTATCATATATATAGTGTCCTTCACTATATACGTAATGTTTTGCCCAGCCCCCATTGAATGCATTATAGTCAATACCTGTGATATTATACGAAACATCTTGATGAAACAATGTAGAAGGAATTGTCCAATTTCCTGGAACATTTGAATTTGTAAGAGTAGGTATCAATGTAGATGTATATATAAATCCAGTAATCAATATCTCAGTTCCATTCAATAAAAATAAATAATTTCCATCATCAGAAGGAATACCGATAGGTATTACACCCTGAGTAAATGCAAATGACCAACCTGTAACAGTAGGATTTAAAACAATAATACATACAAGATTTTCATCGAGTATAAATTCAGGAGTAATATTTGGACTGTAATTGCAATTCATTGTAACAGTTTTTATATTATTTTTAATGAAAGCACCCTGCCCAATATGTGTTACAGTAGAAGGGATAATCACATTTTCAATTCTATTGCCATAAAAAGCGTTTAAACCAATTGTTGTAATACCTTCTGACAATGTCACAGTTCCTAAAAACAATTGTGGATGAATGTCAAATTCTGATTTACTTTTAAACGCATTTTCCGCAATTTCAGTTACATTATACGATACATCTTCATATACAATAGTAGATGGTATAGTTATATCTTGTATAGTAGTAGAATCACTGAAAGTAGCTCTCGCAGCGGATGTGAAACCAGTAATAATGACATTGTTACCATCATTGGTAAATGTAAAATGTGATGCGTCAAGTAACATATTTATATATAGTGTTAACATTATTATTCACACAAAAATAAAAAATATATTATATTTGCAAATTTTTGACTTGTTGACGTGTACAATTTTGAAATAACGCAGTACCTACCTTTTCCGGTGCAGGATCAAACAAATCAAAAGTCTCTTTTCGAAACAAGAGCGAAAATGGCTGTACATCTTTACCCGTTTCTTCTGGTTTGAAACGATACGTATATAAATCACTTTTCTCATTGGGAACATAGACAGCCTGACTCGCGGATTGTAACGCAAATACTTGGTTTCTTAACTCGGATTCTGTATTCACACTGGATGCGTATCCCGACCAAGGACCAACACTCGTACTCGCTGGGTAAAAAACGTGTCCTGAATGAAAATCGGGATATTGACGTAGAGGTACAGAAATATCAGGGCGAGGATCGACAATCGGTAACAAAGAATATTTTGTCATCACGGGTCTTACATCTAAATAGGGTTGTAGCGGATGCGATGGAATAGTACGTTTGTATATTTTCTCATTCATAGAAATATGATGTTGTGAGACTGATTTGTCTTGTTGATTCATTACTATATTGATTCTATATTTTTATTTACAAAAACAAATATAGAGAGAAAGATAGAATAAAAAGAAAGGATGTGTGGTATTTTTTCTCTCTTGAATTACGATGGTATACCCTTTTCTTTGATAGAAGAATCATTTATGCGAGGCAAACGTCGAGGTCCTGAGTTTTCCCAACTTACTAAAGTATCATCCGATTGCCTCTTTGGGTTTCATCGGTTGGCAATCAATGGTCTCAATGTAGAGTCAAACCAACCTTTGCATTATAAAAATCTAACTTTGATTTGCAATGGAGAGATTTATAATTACAAAGAATTATACAAATTGCTGAATATAGAACCCACAACAAATTCAGATTGTGAAGTCATTTTACCCCTCTTTGAACGTTTCGGTATCGAACACACTTTACAGCTACTCGATGGCGTTTTTTCCTTTGTCTTGTGCGAATATGACATTTATAAAGAGGGTATTCATCTGTATGTTGCGCGTGACCCGTATGGTGTACGTCCATTGTATCAAATAGTAGCCGACGAATCTACAAATGCGAATACAAGGATATCATCCATCATTGGATTCGCCTCGGAAATAAAAATGTTGACTGATATACATTCACAAATTACAAATGCAAACATAAGTGTAACGATACAACCCTTTCATCCAGGTCATTATCACACATATTTCTATCCATTTCAATTAGCTTCTTCTTGGATGAAAAAAGAAGAAGTAAAATATCATTCCTCTGGATTTACCAGTATTTTATCCAATGAAAAAGAGACAGAAGACCAAGTCATTGAAAGAATCCAACAATCCTTACTTGATGCAGTCAAAAAACGTGTTCTCAATACGGAGCGACCGATTGCCTGTCTCCTTTCAGGGGGACTCGATAGCAGTCTCATTACCGCTTTGGTAAATGAATTCCGCGATTATGAAACAGGGTTACCTCTCGAAACCTACAGTATTGGTTTAGAAGGTTCCGAAGATTTGCGATATGCACAAATAGTGGCCGATTATTTAGGAACAAAACATACAGAGATTGTTCTCTCGGAAACGCAATATTTGAATTCTATTTCAGAAGTAGTAGAATCAATAGAAAGCTATGATACCACAACGGTGCGTGCTAGTATAGGTAATTATTTGGTGGCGCAATGGATATCGAAACACAGTGATGCCAAAGTGATATTCAATGGTGACGGTTCGGATGAAGTATGTGGTGGTTATTTGTATATGCACAAGGCACCTGACGCACTCACCTTTGACGCAGAGACACGGCGTTTACTCAAGGACATTCATTTGTTTGACGTATTGCGCTCCGATAAATCGATTTCTTCACACGGTTTGGAACCACGTACGCCTTTTTTGGACCGCACTTTTGTGCAAACGTATTTGAGTATTCATCCATTGATGCGCTATCATCCTGGGCGAAAACAGTGTGAAAAATATTTGTTACGAAAAGCATTTAGTAGTACATTTTATTTGAACCATCAAAGAAGGCCCTTGTTACCGGATGAGATTCTATGGAGACGCAAAGAAGCATTCAGTGATGGTATTATGATGAAGAAACGCGTAGTTGGAGATATGGTAGAATCGTTTGCTCGGAATATTTTTATCGATTCAGAAAAAGATGCCTTTTTATTAAAAGAAGGAGAGACATACGAAAAGGGATACTACAGAAAGGTATTTTCGTCGGCATACCCGAAGATGGAACATATAGTGCCCTATTTTTGGATGCCACGATTTGTAGACGCATCGGATGCGAGTGCACGTACCTTGGAATTGTATTCCAATGAAATGGATATAAAAGCAAAATAAATATATATATAATGTCAGTGCGTTTAATTAGCTATTCACAGAGTCCACCATTTGTTATAGAAGATGCAGTTGTGGATATGGATATAGATAGTGTGAAAACGGGTCCTGTTACAAACTCTTTTATGAAAAGGGAATTGCAAGATTTGGTTGCTTATTGTGCACGTGTTTCGAATCCAGCAAACCAAGTCAATACAGAGACAAATGAACGATTGATTCGATATTTGATGAAGAACCAACATTGGTCACCACTTGAAATGGTTCATATATGCCTTGAAATTAAAACGACACGAGATATTGCGCGCCAAATATTGCGACATCGGTCTTTTTCATTTCAGGAATTCTCACAACGATATGCAGTGGTAGAAAGAGACGCGAATATTCAAACAAGGGAGGCGAGATTACAGGATACGAAAAACAGACAAAACAGCATTGAAACAGACGATCAGGATTTACAGGCAGAATGGGATAGAAAACAGACGGACATTATAGAAAAAGCGACGGAAATATACCAATGGGCGTTGGAAAAGGGGATTGCCAAAGAACAGGCACGTGTGGTATTACCGGAAGGATTGACTGAATCGCGAATGTATATGAGTGGTTCATTGCGTTCGTGGTTACATTATATCCAATTGCGTACAGGAAATGGGACACAGAAAGAACATAGAGAAGTGGCAGAAGCGTGTTGCGCGGTGATTGCGACTATATTTCCGATGATTTCTGTAGATGTATAAAAAAATAATTATATAATATAATGGAGATATCAAAATTATATTATTCATTTACCTCCCAGAATTCATTTAAATTCGATAATTTTTTCAAAGTAAAAAATATATTTACATTGCAAAATGATGGTTATTCTTTCATCGTTATTATTATTTATATTTTATATGTATTAGCTTTGTTCGGTTTTTCTTCGCACGCCCCGGAATACATAAAAACGATTGATTATTATGTGCGAATCTATATTGGTGTTTTTCTTATTTGGCGTTTTTCATTTGCATCTACTGTAAAATTTAATGAATTAGATAAACGTATTGCCAGTGCTGCGGGATGGTTCATTGTCTTTAGTACCTTTTTGAATCAATTCTTGGAATCTTATTATACCAAAGCAAAGACACTATTCAATAAGGAAAAAAGTAAAATCCAGTAAATGGTATGCGTTGTTTTTTTATTGCCTCAAAATAATAATAATTACATAATACAATGAATATGAGTACAATTATAATGGATATTTATAAATACAATAATTTTGGATTTATAGTAGTCAATTATATTGCCTTTCTTTTGTATTTTATTGTTCTTTTTGTTGCTATTTTTGGTTATCCTTCACGTGCTCCTGAATATTTAGATAGAGTTGATTTCTATCTTCGTATGTATATTGGTATTTTTCTACTGTGGCGTTTCAGTGCTTCAGGTCTAGTACATTGTACTCATTTAGATAAACAAATGGCCTTTTCTGCGGGTTGTTTCATTATTTTTATCACGCTTATAAATGACATTGTCAAGGATTATTGTAGTAAACTAAATGCACGTATAATAAAAAAGAGAGCTGCTGCTGTAACACCAACACATTAATATTTTTCTATGTTGTCAAATGATCCAATGCACTCAATAACACGTGCTCTTGTGTAGTCATTTTTTGAAACATAAGACATTCATCCCAATTACCTTGAGCCTGTCGATTCTTAAAATTCTTATAGACAAAGGCAACACCGTCTTTTTTTACTTTGAATTCACAGAAAATAGCTCCTGTGGTGAGGAAAATATGTTTAGGATCAACAATCGGGATCCAACGAATAAAAGAACCATATTTTATTTCATTCATACTATCTACAAATCTATAATCCTTTAATTTAGATAAATATGTTTCTAGTTCTTTTTTAGAAAGAGATAATTCTCCTAAAATGTCACATTTCATATCGTGAATTTTTTTATGCGTTAATTCCAACAAATGGGAATTGCTTTCATTATCAAGAGCTTTCAGTAATGTTTCTACGTCCATTATATTTATATAAAAGCAATATAAATATAATAATATATTTATGGTTATATCTATATGCTATTTGCAATTATTTTTATTTCTTGGTTGTGCTCTATGAATGGATTTGTGAAACATCCATTCAGACACCACATCCACACTAGACAATATATGCATAATTCGGATGCAGAGATGGAAACGTCGATACATTGGTATGTAGTAGCGGAAACAGATGGATTGAAAAGGAATAAATTATATGAAACGACGGTATGGGGGAAACAGTATGTTTATTGGAAAGACAACGACGGAAATTACAATGCAATGGACAATCATTGTCAACATCGCGGTGCGGCTTTGTCTCGCGGCTCCTTGACACGAGAAAACAATATTGTTTGTCCTTATCACGGATACGAATTCAACAAAGAGGGACAATTAACCAAAGTACCCGGATTGAATTTTACCCCTTCTCCTTGTAAGAATCAAAACAGTTATACAATGGTGGAGAAAAACGGATGGTTGTATCTTAATACAATGGTAAATACCAATACTCTTGTGAATACCACGATTTTCCAGGAATCTGAAGCGAATGATCCATCTTATAGATCGATTCAATTCCATAAAGATTTCAATGCCTATGGACGAATTGTAAGTGAGAATTCACTCGACGTGATGCATATTGGTTTTGTACATACCTTTGGAAATAAAAAGCGTCCCAGTCCAACAGACGAAATACCACCATACGAAGTGGGTGATTATCCATATCATTACAAAACGCAATATATATACGAAGCGGGTGATGATTCGATTGCAAAAAAGGTCTATAACAAGAATAAATTGATGATTGAGAATGAATTCGCTCTACCACACACTACTATTGCTCGTGTTATATTTGGTCCCTTTGTCAGTACAGTGGTTACTTTTTCAACCCCTAGAAATCTGACACATACCACATTGTTTGTAAAGACCTATCGTAATTTTTGGTTCAATGATATTGAATTGGGAACAATACGTCTGCCTTTTTTGAACGATATCCATAATCATATAGGAGATGAATTTTCGACCTATTTGATGAAACAAACGGTGATGCAGGACAAACGTGTCATTGAACATATTCCATTGAACAAAATGGATGGAACTTTTAATATGAAATTCGACAAATTGCAAAACGTATATAGACAATTGTACAAGAAACTGATTCATCGTATTCCTATGGAAAAGGAAGAATAATGTATTGCCGTTATTCTTGTTCATAATCATTCAAAAGACGTATTCTTTTTTGAAATAAATGTTGGTTGTTTGTTTTATATAAATTAGATATAGGATGCAAGGTTTCCACAGTGAGACCATTTATAACAGTATATGTATTTATTATTTTTGCCATTCTATTTGTATATAATAATATAAAAAATTGAATATTCCATTCTCTTTTTCCGAAAGAGCAAAAGAGAATGACAGACAATATCCGCCGTCACGATTACGAAAGACGTTTTTACAACCTAAAGGAAAATATACGATTGAATCAATGTTGCGAATCATTGGCTTATACTTTGTACAACCAAATGTTTCTACTAGGTGAAAAAAACAGAGATCTTTTAGAAGAAGAAGAATTACAAATGTACAAAGAAAAAATGGTCCTGTTGAAAACATATATAAAGGAAAATGATAAGCGTTTGATGGAAAGATATTTGAAAAGAGAACGTTTTCGGATTATTCAACGCACAACAGAAGTAATGCAAACAATTCACCGTTTGGAAAGCCATCGTATTTTCGAAATGGATACAAATGGATATATTTTGAAATAAATAAGAGAAAAAAAGAACATAAACAAAAAAAAGAATGTAGAATATGTTATCATCCACAAAACAGAAATCATCCGACGAAGAAGAGGAGGAAGAAACGCCTCACATTTATAGGAAAGACAATCATATTTATTTTTATTCGGATATAAATCGTAAAAACATTTCCGATTTGATTGTACTTTTGAACGAAGCGGAAGAATTTTGCACGGTATCATCGTTGCGTTTTTGCGTGAAAACCATCCCTATATGGCTACATATATATTCCAACGGAGGTCATATTCACGCTGCTTTGGCGGCAGTAGATGTCATTCAAAGCAGTCGTATCCCGGTTTATTCTGTGATAGAAGGCGCGACTGCTTCTGCGGGAACCATAATGAGTGTAGTTTGTAAGAAACGTTATATTCGTAAAAATGCCTATATGTTGATACATCAATTGTCTAGTGAATGTTGGGGGAAAATGTCAGAAATAAAAGATGAATATAAAAATCTGAGTCAACTAATGAAACATATAGTACGTCTTTATTCAGAAAACACAAGTATCCCTGAAAAAAGACTGAAATGGTTACTACATCACGATTTATGGTTGGATTCGGAAAAATGTTTACAATATAAATTAGTAGATTCTATTTACAAAAGTGATACTTAGAAACCGTCGTGATACTTAGAAACCGCCTCCAAAAGCGGAACCAAAAGCACCACCACCGGATTCATTGGCCGCCATTGGTTCTAAACTTGCTTGGTTGTTGTTGAAATTATCAAAGTTTTCTGTGTATTGAGACGACGTTTGCTGTGAAGTCTGTTGCGACATAGGCAATTGATGAATCGGTGTGGAATCGGTATAGAGAGATTGACTGATGGCTGCATTGGGGGTCATCAAAACAGGAGGAGCGGCAGTCTGTCCAGAAATAGGTTGACTAACCCGAACATTTCCAGAAGAATTGGTCTTTTTCTTTTGCCTCTTTTCATCTTTTTCGGAACTACTACTACTACCATTCCATAATTCACCAAGACGATCTACTAAAATACTCACCTTTTCACCTAATTTTGTTTGCAGACTCATTGTAATAACAAGCACTGCAAGAACAATGGTAATAACACTAAAGTCGGGGTATTTTGCACCACTATATGTAGGTACATAGGTTATAATTCTATGAATAAGTAGAATACCCAAAAAGAGAACCATTATTTGGATAATGATTTCTGCTAAAAGTTCAAAACTACCCTTTTCTTCGTCGGCTTCCGGAACATATTTTTGACTCAATTTGTTCAATATAACAACAGGGATAATAGCCAAAATGGAATATTGTATAATATTCAATATATCCGCTTTAGAATCTTCTTCAAAATGAAAAACGTGTTGTAAGAATCCTGTTTTTGATGATAATTTTTTACTTGTTTCATCCAAACTTTCCATATGTTCTATAAAAAGAAATAAATAATTGCCATCACTAAATCTTTAGGAGAGATTGCGTTGTCATATTTGTTTTCTTTTCGATTTTCATACTAAAATGAGTGGAAGTAGAGCCATAGCTGCTGCGATCAATCGTAGAACCAATGCACCTAATGCGGCAGTATCCAATGCACGTCCAGGGAGAGGTGGACAACAACAACAACAACAAGGACGTAAAATACAACCACCACAACAAGAGAAAGTCTATCCCAAGTTATCTGTTTCGGATGCCATTGCACTTACAACCATACGTTTGGGTCGTGTAGAAAGTTTTATCAACGCATTGCCTCCCTTGGAGCAGATTGGACGACATTCTTCTGCCGGAGGAGATAACCATATTGCGTATGATGATAATATTAAGATTGTAGATGAAGCGGTATTCAAGAGTATCGTCACACGTTTGGACAAATTAGAATCAAAAATCGAAGAGCGTTTTTCTGTTTTCGAGACTCGATTGCAAGCCAAAATAGAAGAAATGGCTGCTGCAAATGTAATAGAAACGGATGCCTCTATAAATGAGACAGAAGACATAAAGAAAAAGATGGTTTTGGATTCGATTGAATAAGGTAATATACAATAAAAATTGATTTTATTTATCATAAGATAAATAAAAGTAATACAAGAAAATGAAGGTAACCATCAATGATAGAGAGAAGCAACAATTGTTTGTAGCCATTTTTGAATTGTTAAAAGGAACCACGAGCATTTTGAATCTACATTTCAAAGCGGATCATTTATATATCCAAGGAATGGATCGTTCCCATGTATGTCTCTTTGATATTTCTATTCAACAAGATTGGTTCACTTCTTATGAAGTGAATGACAATGACGCAAAACGTATTTGTATTCATACACAAACCGTGTATTCTATTTTGTCTTCTGCCAACAACGATTCTCATACGTTTTTAGTATATTACGACGGAGAACCCGATTCTCTGTTTCTGGATTTGATCACAAACGAAGAAGAAAACAAGAACAAAAAAACAACGCATCGTGAATTCAGCCGATTTTATAAGATACCCTTGATGGACGACGATTATAATTATTTGGAAATACCTGAATCGGAATATGATGCGGATTTTACATTGTCCGCCAAAAAAATCAATGAAATCGTTTCCAAAATGAGTTTGTTTGGAGAATCACTTTTGATGCAATGCAATGAAGAAAGGATCGACTTATCGACGGAAGGACTTTCAGGACATATGAAAGTGACCATTCCATTGGAAGATATTACAGAATGCAGTATCACTGAAAATATAGAAATGAAAAACACCTTTCATTTAGGATTCTTGCAAAAAATTTGCTTGACTACTAAATTATCTGAAGAAATCCAATTTTCAATGACACAAGGACAACCATTGAAGATTCAATATCCCTTGGGAAAAGACAGTCACGTTACGTTCTTTCTAGCACCGAAAGCGGATGATTAATGTCGTGATTATTGAAAAGAAGGAAACGTTTGAAAATAAAAAGAACAATCTATTTTTTTATAAGTGAAATGGTCGCGTGGATTCTTGGAATTTTCATTTTTTGCTTTATATTGTTTCTCTATTTGCATATTTATTATCATTTAAAGACGTCGAATGATTTGGAAATTTATGAAATCGATGGTCCATCCAAGGACAAGATGGAAGAAATTTGCGATCTCAGACAGCCTGTTTTGTTCGATTTTCCCAACGAAAAAATCATAGAAACAACCAACAAAACAATTGTATTACAACAATACGATGCCTTTGATGTCAAGATTCGAAATGCACAAAGAGACGACGAAATATGTACAATGTGTGTACCGTTTCCTTTAAAAAGTGCCAATCAATTGTTTCAAAAAGATAAAAAGAGTCATTATTATACGGAAAACAATCACGATTTTCTCCAAGAAACCGGTCTACTCAAACAATACCAATACAATGACGAATTTCTACGCCCTTATTTTGTATCCCATTGCATTTACGATTTCATTCTTGGATCCGAAGGAACGTGCACCCCATTTCGTTATCATATAGATTATCGAAATTTCTACGTCGTTACAGAAGGAGAAATACGAATCAAACTTGCCTCTCCGAAATATGCCAGATATTTGCATACGATTTATGATTATGATAATTTTGAATTTTATTCACCTATTCATATATGGAATCCACAAGATGTATACAAACAAGATGTAGATAAAATCAAATGTCTCGAAATTATTGTGAAAAAGGGACAGACGATTCATATTCCAGCCTATTGGTGGTACAGTATTTCCTTTTCAAAAGACAGTTCTGTATCCTGTTTCAGATATCGCACTTTTATGAATACATTCGCTATTGTACCACATTTAAGTATGTATATTTTACAACAACAAAATATCAAACGTAATATTATTCATACAATGCGTCAAAAAGAATCTCTGGAACAAGTTCTCTCTACAGAAGAATCGGAAAAAAATGATTCTGAAAAGGTATAAAAAAAGAATGCTATAAAGCAAATATGAATTACAAAGTAGTTGTTCACGATCGCAATTATACTTCTTGGTCATATTACGATGTTGATACTTTGAAAGAAGTGAGCCTCCCCTTTACACCATTGGAAAAAGAACTCTTTTCAAATGATGCTTTTACTTTTTCGGAAGAAAAGGGAATCGTCGATATTATCACCTCTCCTCTACGAAATGCAGTCCATATACCCGGTATTCTTATTCTTAAAAACAACCACACCTTTGGTAGAAAATCCGATGGACGTCTCTTGTATAAATGTATTCCTGACGATACACGGATGCCCTGTTTCTTGGTTCCGTTTGAAATCAAAGAACTCCGTGGATTCTCCAAAGTATTGGAAAATCGATATGTTACCATTCAGTTTCATCATTGGGAACACAAACATCCACACGGAGTATTACATCAAAACATCGGACCTCTTCACGATTTACCGTCCTATTATGAATACCAATTGTATTGCAAAAATCTCAATACATCTATTCAAACATTCACCAAAGATACAACCAAAGCAGTAAAAAAGGTTTCTCACGAGGCCATACAGAAACGATTTCCCTCGATACAAGACAGAACCAATACATCCGTTTTCACGATAGATCCAGACAACAGTGTAGATTTCGATGACGGATTCAGTATTTGTAAGAGCGACATACTTGGAAACACCATCCAGTTATCTATTTATATTTCCAATGTATCGATTTGGATAGAAACATTGCAATTATGGGAATCGTTTTCCCGAAGAATTTCTACTATTTATCTTCCTGATCGAAAACGTCCTATGTTACCCACCATTTTATCTGATGGCTTGTGTAGTTTACAATCAGGAACAAAACGATTTGCACTGGTAATGGATATTATTATGGATGCTACAACATACGAAATACACGATATTTCATACAAGAATGTAATTATCCAAGTACGCCGAAATTATCGATATGAAGAACCAGCATTGCTTTCCGATCCAGAATACAAACAATTATTCCAAACGGTGAACCATATGTCACAAAAAGACAAATATATATCTGAAATCAAAGATAGCCACGACATTGTGGCTTATTTGATGATTCTAATGAATTACAAAACCGCACAAACGATGAAGACATTCGGAAACGGCATTTTCCGTTCTGTCTTGTTGAAACGAGATACTATTGTACCAGATACACTACCACCGAATATTGCACAATTTATGCGACTTTGGAATAGCAACGCTGCGGAATATTTCGACCTTGCAGAAAACTTGGAATTAAATACAACACACGAAATTTTGTCTATGGATGCTTATATTCATATCACCTCGCCTATTCGTCGGTTAGTGGATTTATTGAATATGATACAATTGCAGAAAAATCTGGACCTGATTTGTGTAACCGAGTCTATGACCACCTTTTATGCAAAATGGAGTCAAGATTTGGGTTATATCAATATCATTATGCGTTCCATACGACGTGTGCAAAATGATTGTACATTGTTGACTCATTGTACCAACAACCCAAAAGTAATGGATGCCTTGTATACAGGATATATATTTGATAAATATGCACGTCAAGACAGTCTTTATCAATATGCCGTTTATTTGCCTGAAATAAAAATGGTATCACGTATTGTTGTACGAGACGATATGGAAAATTATGGATCGTATACATTTCGTTTGTATCTTTTTGAAAACGAAGAAAAGATGAAGAAGAAAATACGTGTACAACGTGTATAAAATATAGGTTTACTAGTAAAAATTCATTTTTTTTGTGGTTTTATATATATAATGATACAATAAGGATGTCGACCGAATTAGTACCAACATTTATTTCGTCCAATTTGAAATATTTTGTCATACCAAATACATCCAATGTTGCTATTATAGGATATACATATGCATCTAATTTGAATAAAACTCTTGTTATTCCAAATATAGTAAGAGATACAAATACAAACGTCGAATATAATGTTACACAAATAGGTTTGACTGGTGCCCAACTACCAAATAGTTCTTATTCATATACAATGACAACAGGTGTATTTTATGGTGCAAAACTAACTTCTATTACTTTACCAAACGGAATATCCACAACAAATATAACGTATATTTCACCCTATGCATTTTGTGGAAACAAATTAGGATCTCTATCTATTGATTCAATATTTACACATTTACAAACCATTGATATAGGTGCGTTTCAGAATGCGGGTTTAACAGGATCGATTACTTTTCCAGCATCTATAATAAGGATTGCTCCGATTGCGTTTAGAACTTTGTATGGTCCAGATACTGAATCATATAATACAATTGTATCTGTAAATTTTTATGCAGTAAACAACATTGGTAGGATTGAAAATTATTCATTCCAAAACAACGCGATTACAAATATAATATGGCCTACATCTAGTTTGTTTGATACAATAGAAAAATATGCCTTTGCAGGAAACAATCTAGGATCATCATTATCCAATCTCTCTGGATGTACATATTTACAAACCATTGATGAAGGTGCTTTTCAGAATGCGGGTTTATCAGGAACCATTATTTTCCCGGGATCTTTAACCACGCTTGATTCCAGAGCATTTCAAACGTTGTACAGACAAGGTACAACTACTTTGGAATATGGTAGAGCAAATGCATTAACGTATGTGAATTTATCCACAACAAATATTCGTACGATTGATGATTATGCATTTCAAAACAATGCGATTACAAATATAGTATGGCCTACATCTAGTTTGTTTGATACGATAGGAATATATGCCTTTGCAGGAAACAATCTAGGAGATCTATCCTTTTCACAATGTGGGCATTTAAAAACAATAAATCAGGGCGCTTTTCAAAATGCAGGTGTAACTGGATCGATTCTATTTTCTTCGACCTATTTATTAACCCTTGCTGATAATGCATTTCAAACATTGTATAAACCAAGTACAACTACTTTGGAATATGGTACAGCAAACGAAATCACGTTTCTTGATATTTCATTGACAATGATTTCTTTCATAGGAAATTATTCATTTCAAAACAACAAAATTACAGGTATCGACTTTCATTCAAATCTGAAAAGTATAGGGAATTATGCCTTTGCAGGAAATGCTTCTTCCAATACATCTACTATTATAAACGATTTATCATCGTGTTCGTTGTTAACAAGTATCGGACAAGGTGCCTTTCAAAATGCAGGTATATCAGGAGACATTTATCTTCCCAATTCATTGATCAATATAAAAGATTATGTCTTTCATACAAATAATATTACCGGTATTCATTTGTCCAATTCTTTGAACAGTATAGGAAAATATTCCTTTGCAGGAAACAATATGCAAAATGTATCTTTCACTCAATATACACATTTACAAAGCATTGATGATGGTGCATTTCAGAATGCGGGTTTATCAGGATCTATCCTTTTTCCAGCATCACTAAAAACGATTGGTGGTAATGCGTTCCAAACCGTGTACAATGAGGATACAACTACTGTATCGTATGGATCAGCAAATACTATATCCAATCTAAATTTGTCTGCAACTACTATTTCCGTTATAGAAGATTATACATTTCAAAACAATGCAATTACAAACATTCAATGGTCCAATTCTTTTAATACTATTGGAAAGTATGCCTTTGCTGGAAACAATCTTGGCGTTTTGGATCTGACAAATTGTATCACATTACAAAACATCGATGAAGGTGCATTTCAAGATGCAGGTATAACAGGTACTCTAGTCTTCCCAATATCTTTATTATTTATCGGTTCCAATGCATTTCAAACAACAAACAATGCGATATACAGCAACACGATTCGTATTGTCGATTTATATTCTACACAACTCACAAGTATAAACAATTACACATTTCAAAACAATAACATACATACTCTTTTTCTACCTATAAAATTATTATATATTGGTCAATATGCATTTGACACAAATAGGTTGTCCTCTATTTGTATTCCTCATTTCGTTACTAATGTAGATGATTATGCATTTACCAACCAAAATAATTCTTTAACCAATATTATTTTTGTTTGTCCACCTTTATCTGGATCCGATGTTTCAAAATATGATACATCTTCGTTGGTTTCCTTACAATTTGCAAATCAAGATGTAAATAATTGGATAATAAATGATATATCAGAGCATATAGCAAACTGTTTTGATTATACGGGTATTGAAATTATGTTTATTCATACAGATACAGATTGCATCTTTTCATATGATATCAATCTAGACAATGGTATAGCAATCATTGCTGGTTTATTGCAACCCTTTACATCCATCACAATAAGACCATTCATCCTTCGTGATTTTTTTATAGGAGATTTTTACATTATTACTGGTATTAAAGAGAATGCATTTAAAAATAAGAATCTTACCTATGTTGTATTACCTTTAGAAAATACAATAGATAGACTTGATGAAATATTACCATTTACTATCGGTAAAAATGCATTTCAAAATAATCAATTGTCAACCATTATTTTTCCTAATAAGGACGATGTTCCAATAATGATTGATGATTTTGCATTTGATGATAATAATATTGAATACATTGTTATACCAAATAATGTAATCTCTATTGGTAAAAATGCTTTTACCAATCAACATAATAATCTCACCTCTGTTTTTTTCTTTGGATCACCACCAATTATCGATAATACATATCCCATTTTTGATAATTCTGTAAAGATTGGTGTTATTCCAAACAATGGATGGGATACAATGACTACATTTCCTGGAACAACAATAGTTATCAATAATGAAATAGATATAACACAATTATACGACGAAAATTGGGAATATACTATAGGTAACGATGGAGTATATATATCATCATATAGAGGGCTTCCTGGTACGGTATGTATACCCGAATACGTTACTATCACTATTGATGCAAATACCGCTTTTAAATTTCCTATTACAGGTACATATGGAGAAAAAATAAATAATAATCAGTATATAAATATATTTTCTAATTCTCTCATACCAAGTGATTTGTATGATTTTTCAAACCTTTTTACAAATGCAAAACATTTGGTATCCATTGGACCTAATTCCTTTGCCGGACTTTCACTCAAAAATGCGCTATCTAGTCTTTCCAATTGCAAAGCATTGTCAGTAATATATTCTTTTGCTTTTCAAAATGCTGGTATAGATGATAATTTTATATATCATTTTTCTTCATTGAAATTTATTGAATCAAATGCATTTCAAACCATTTCCAGTCAAGCATTCAAACAATTATGGTCGGTAAATTTTGGTGGATACCCAAATAAAATTCCGATGATTGATTTAAATAGATCAGGTCTCTATTATATAGGAGATTATACATTCAACAATGTGGGATTACAAAATATTGTATTACCAGAAATGTTACATACCATAAGTAGTTATGCATTCGATAATAATGCTTTGAAATCCATTGTTGTTCCTGAAAATATCCGCATTTTTGAAAATAATGCATTTACAAACAATGATTTAAAAACGGTTTTATTGAAATGTGATTCATCAAGTATAAATAATGCGAATCCTAGTACCATATTTGATACAGACATTCCTTATATTTTCGTTTACCCAGGAAGAAATTGGGGATCCACATTCCCTTCTTCCCCTTCTATACCTATTATAAATGCTACTAATAACACATTTCCTTTTTTATGTTCGTATACAGAGGATCCATCTGATCTATCTACATCAGGTAGAATTATACCTGTATCAGGAAAAGCTACTATAAATAGTGTCAATAAATCTTTTATGTGTAATTCTGACAAATTGATATTTCCTACAGTAATGTTAGATGCCACATTAAATGTATATACTATTACAGCTATGGCTGATAACGCTTGTAATTTTTCATTTGTTACACAACCAGTAAGTATTGATATGTCTCAAACATTTATAACGATTATTCCAAATGATGCATTTTTTGGAAACCGTATTTTGAGTATTATCTTTCCTACATATTTACAAGAAATTGGGTCTCGCGCTTTTTCTGAATGTCAGGATTTCAACTCCACTATAATATTTCCTACTACACTTCAAACCATTGGAGATAGTGCATTTGCAATTACAAATATAAATAATGTAATCGATTTATCGAAAACAAATATAACCGAATTAAATAGTTGTGTATTCCGAAGTGCTGGTCTCAAAGGTATTATCCTTCCATCCTCCTTGATAATCATTCGTGAAAGCGCATTGGATGACAATCAAATTTCTTCTCTTACCATTCCTTCCTCTGTAACAACCATATTTTTAAACGCGTTTACAAACCAAAATAATTGTTTATCAACTATCATAATAACGTGTCCTTATACTACTGGTCTTTTTATCACAAATATGCTTTATGCATTAGTAAATACAACTTTTTTTGATATGCAAAATTTTTTAAAAACAAACAATGGAAAAGGAACCATCTTTGTGCAAAGCAGTAGTTGGTATACAACAAACTTTTTTTCTAATGCAAATGTAGCACAATATAGTACACAAAATTCAGATGCCAAATTTACATACTTTATCAATCCTGATTATATCAGTATAACCATTACTGGTTTTCAATCGGGAGTATCAGAGAATAGATTGAATATTCCTGAAGTAATTAACAATCTCATTGTTACAGAAATATATGCAAGTGCGTTTAAGAATAAAGGTATTATATCACTGACTCTCCCATCTACATTAAAAAACATCGGAGATCAGGCTTTTTCTGACAATCTTTTTGAATCTATTGTTATTCCTTCCGAAATCACTAGTATCGGTAATGCTGCATTCAAAAATAATACTAAATTAAAGTCTATTATTATACAATGTCCTGCTTTAAATCCCATTCCGAATTATGACATTTTCGATACAGCATATACCGGATGTATATATGTATATGCTGGAAATGGATGGAATATAACTTTTCCTGGACAGAGAACACGTATTCCCTTGATTGGTAGTACTTCAACTACATATCCTTTTTCAAGTACCATAATAACAACATATACAACTCCAACTACCATTACTGTGGGAAATAAAGTTATAAATATCAATGGTACAGCATCAGTAAATAGCTATCATTCAAATTTCGTTTGTGCATACAACACATTGCTTTTTCCTACCGTAATGATTGATCAAAATAAAATATATGTCATTACAGAAATCGGAACCAGAGCTTTCACAAACACAAAACAACCTATTTTGAATTCATTTGATTTATCAAAAACATTTATAACAACCATAAATGATATAGCGTTCAGTCAGTCTAATTTGAAAAGTATAATCTTTCCATCTTCTTTAAAAACAATCGGTAATGGTACATTTTCAAACAATTCGTTGTCTAGTATTGGTTTCAATACGACAACACTTTTACAAAAAATTGGATCGTATGCATTTGCAAACAACAGTACAAATATAATTAACCCTATCGTATTTCCGAATTCTCTTGTTTCGATTGGGTCTTTTGCATTTAAAACTGCAAATATAAAAACATCCGTAACCTTTCCGCAATATCCAACATTTATTACTATTGGTGACTCCGCTTTTCAAGACAATTCTATTACCAATACCATCAATCTCTCTGGAACAGGTATTACTCAACTACCATCGTCTGTATTCCAAAATGCGAATATCAATGGTATTATATTCCCATCTGTACTGACAAGAATTGGAAGTTATGCATTTGATACAAATAGGATTGCTTCAGTTACTATTCCTTCCTCTGTAACATATATAGGTTCCTATGCTTTTACCAATCAATACGATGAAAACAATCAAGGCGATGATAAATATACATTAACAACAGTATTATTAAACTGTAGAGGATTTTCCCCATTACCTACATATAGTATTTTTGATACAACAAATACCAAATTATCAACAATATATGTATTACACGAAAATGGGTGGAATATTGGACAAAAATTTCCATATACCAATATTCCTATCTCATTGTTAACGTTCAATGATGGAACATTTGAATACAGTATAGATATATCAACAAAAACTGTTTCTGTTAGAGGATTTTACAGTACGATAATAAATACTACCGTCGAAATACCATCTAAAACGAGTTATAATAACACAGAATATACTATTATAAATATATATAAAAACGCATTTTCGGGGAAAGATATCACGAATGTAATATTACCAAGTACATTGGAAACCATTGAAGAGTATGCTTTCGCTAATAATAATATTTCGTATATAATTATTCCGAATAATGTAACTACTATTGGAATCGATGCGTTTGCTGGAAATCCATCTTTGCATAATGTTTTATTACAATGTAAACCTTTTTCTCCTCTACCAACATATCGTATTTTTGATACAATAAATACCAATTTACAAATAAATTGCGTGAATAATATCAATTGGAACAATTATTCTTTTATAGGTAGTCAAACAATACCAGTAACGACTGTAAGTTTTGAATATACTGATACAAATGAAGTATATACTATTACTTTTGATAGTTTTAACAATGCTATTATTACTGGATATAATTGTACTATTATACCACCCCCAACACCATATAATATTAATATTCCTTCCAATGTTACGTATATAGATACTATAACAAATGAAATAATGATAAATAATCTAACCGTGATTGGTATTTCTGATAATGTTTTTCAAAATAAAGGTATCAACAATGTAATATTTCCTACTACTTTGACAACCATTGGTGATTATGCATTTGATGGTAACAGTTTATCTTCTATTATCATTCCTGCTTTAATAAACCATATTGGTAGAAATGCTTTTACAAATCAAACGGATAATACTCCTACTTTGTCAAATGTATTTATACAATGTCGTGCTTTTTATCCTCTACCGACATATAGTATTTTTGATGAATCATTATTATTATTTATCACTGTATTGGTATCAAATGGTTGGTTGATAGGAAATAATTTCCCTGGATCCAATATTCCTATGTCAACTATAAACTTCTCAGATGACAATAATTATAGTTATACATTGGATCCAAGTGGAAATGCTATACTCTTTCGTTATACAGGTTCAAATACGGATATTACCATTCCCAGTACTGTGATTTATAATTCAGTACCATTGAAAGTAACACAAATTGCAAATAATGTATTCAAGGGTTCAAATATAAACAATGTTACATTTCAATCACCTTCTAATATGATAATCATTGGTGATTCTGCATTTGAAGGAAACCAATTATCTTCGATTATTATTCCCGAAAAAGTGGAAAAAATTGGAATAAATGCATTCAGTGATAATCAATTATCAATTGTTTTTATGAAATGTGCACCACTAACTCAATCCTATTCCATTTTTGACGCTTCTGTTCCCTATATCTTTGTATTACCCCATTTATTTATCACAAGTGACAATGTATCAAAAGTATGGAATATAGGTCTAGATTCAAAAGGACCGTATACTTTTCCTGGATCCCAAATTATAATAATATCATCTACAACATTCATTTATCCATTTGATTGTTCCGTCATAAATGATATACCAAATAACTTTTCATATTTAAATTCTGTACAAGTGAATACAATAGGAAATGCAATGATAAATGGATATAGTAATACGTTTCATACATCACAAAATGGTATCGTTTTTCCCACAGTGGCTATTGATGACAACAATCATATTTATAATATCATTGAAATTGCGAGTGCCAACGAAATAACAGAGGGTGCCTTTTATAATACATCAAATGTGATAAATTTTATTGGTTTAGATTTTACAAATATAACAATGATTCCTGATTATGCTTTCGCCTATACACAAAGTACACAGATAGGACTTCCGAACAATGTAATATCTATCGGAGATTATGCTTTTTATGGAAATAATGATAATCAAAATAAAATGAGAACTATAAACATACTTAATTGTAGTCGGTTGGAAAAAATTGGTAAATATGCATATGCAAACCATACTATTTTTTTTATAGCTTTCCCAAAGGTATTAACTAATTTAACCATTGATGATGGTGCTTTTCAAAATAATTGCTTCGTACAACTACATATTCCATCGTATACAACAAGTATTGGTGCTTATGCTTTTGATACAAATTATTTTTTATCCATCTTTCTTCCATCCAGTATACAGAAATTGGGTACTAATGCTTTTACGAATCAAAAAGATATAACTTTTTCTCCAGGTGTAGGTCATTTACGTTCTGTCTTTATGGAATGTAATGCATTCACTAATCAAGAAACCCCTTTTTATGATCCAAGCAATCTATCTACCTTTTTTGATACAAGATATATGACATACAATAATGTATTTGTATTAGAAGGAACTACTGGTTGGGACTCATTACCTAGATTTATTAAAGGATATGATAAAACTACAGATATGTATTATTGTTCTAGAATAATAAATAATAATGTAACCACCATAGGAACTGTATCTTGTATGGGTGATATATCCATTGTTGGTTATAATTTTTTTCAATATGGAAAATATACGGGAGGTATAAATCCTGTTATAACATATGAGTCTGATTTACGAAGTATACCAATTATAAATATAAGTCCTTATTTGAAAAGTATGAATAATAATTATTGCGTGAAAAGTATTGATCCCTATGCATTTTATAATCAATATGTTATTACTAATGTTAATTTGTCCAGAACATATATATCTACCATTGGTGCTTATGCATTCCATCATTGTTGTATTTCATCTATCAAATTACCATCAACACTTTTACAAGTGGATGAAAATGCGTTTACAAATCAATATGATTTTAAAACTACTAAAAATACACTGGTATCCATTTTATTGGAATCTCCTCTCTTCCTAATGCCAGCAGAATTACCTGTATTTGATATGTCAGTATTGAAACAGATTTTTGTATTATCTGGAAACGGATGGAATTCACCTTATTTTCTCAATACAATGGTACCTATCATTACTGCAACATACAATGATAGACCATTTGTATGTAGTAATCCCACTAGTACCAGTGATATTGTCTATATAGGAGATGTAGTGACTGTGGGAGGATCTATATCCTTACTTGGATGGAACGCGACAGTACCATCTCTTAATAATTTGCCTATTATTTTTCCATTGTTTATGATAGATCCACTCCGTGATAAAATATATACTATTGATAGTATTCAACCAGGTACATCCTCACAAGGAACCTTTCAAAACATACCTTATAAACAAGTTGATTTATCAAATACAATGATTCGAATTATTCCTGATTATGCATTCTACAATGCAAATATTACATCCGTTATTCTACCTGCCAATCTTGCCATCATTGGTAAATATGCTTTTTCTGGAAACAATCTTGGTAATGCATTATCTAGTCTTGAAAATTATAATTTATTGACGACCATTGATACATCCGCATTTCAAAATGCAGGAATTACAGGAAATATTGTTTTTCCTATTTCCTTGGGTAAATTGAATACGGGTGCCTTTCAATCGATACCAAATACAAATGGAGTAGTAAATACTATTTCTTCTGTTGATTTTTCAAACACATCCATCACTACTATCAATGATTATACATTCAACAACAATTACACCATTCAACATATCGAGTTTCCTATAAATAGTCTCGTGTCCATTGAACAATATGCGTTTAATAATGCATTCAACAATAATACACTTGTATTACCTAATCCAATATTATCCATAAAAGCAAATGCTTTTAGTAACAATGAATCACTTGATACGGTTATTTTTCCAGCATCCATATTATATCTTTATAATAACGCATTCATCCATTGTAATATATCATTCTGTTTATTTTTAGGTCAACAACCACAAAAAGGGAGACCAGAAGATATTATATTTGATCCATTATTAACATATATTAATCGTTTACCAGATAATACAGAATGGTTCAATAAATGGTCAGACAATCAATTCATTGTTCCTCTGGATGAATATAATTTAATATTACGAAATATAAGTGAATTAACTATTTCAGACAGTACAACATTACCTGGTGATACGACTCTGTTTGATGGGCAATTTTATATTGATCAAGACCATACGATACGTTTGTTCTATGATAAAAATAATATTGTATTGGATGATTATACGACAAATATACTAGCAACAGACCATCAACAATTTGCTGATTATCAATTTATGTTTGGTACTTACAGGAATCGAAATTGTTATGGATTTTCAGATGGAGGTACCAATATTATCAACGATCCTTCTTTGAATATTCTTATACCGGGTGCTATGGAATGGAATTTTACGCATACAGGATTGAATTATACAACAGATAATATAAATTGGAATAGTTTCCCTAATTGTAAATGGACATTTTATGACAAAAATATGAATCCATTGATAACTACTGATTCTTGTTTTCCTGCCAATACACCCGTCGAAACCGACCAAGGTACAATAAAAATACAAAATATTGATCGAAACTACCATACCATAGGTGGGAAAAAAATTGTCGGTGTTGTCAGTTCTTATTCTATTGAACCTTTCTTTGTTCATTTTCAAGCAGGATCTCTCGGAAATAATCTACCTACCCAATCTACTACAATGTCGCAGCGTCATCGTGTTTTATATAAAGATGAAATGCGTCTAGCTGTATCTTTTATAGAAGAAGATCATTGTGGTGTAGATCGTGTGAAAAACAACGGATCCATTATATACAATATACTTATGGAAAAGCACGAAACAATGTGTGTGAATGGTTTGATAGTGGAAACAATGCATCCTGACAATCATCTTTCGAAAATATATCGTGATGTAATTATCAATGATACATTGACTGATATAGAAAAGAATGGCTTGATTGATGACGCCAACAAAGCATTCTTAGCACGTAAACGAAAGCAAACAAGGGTATAATTATGCCAACATCAATCCGATACATGTAAAAATCACCAAGATACCATTGGTGATATCCATCGTTTTTTTGTTCAACGTTTCATTTGCAATACATATAGCTTCAATACCATAGGTAGCGCGAATACTAATCGATCCTGGCATATCGAAAATACGTATGATTCCATATGTAAAAATCCAATAAGCAAACATTCTCATTGCCATTGGGTCGATTTTATGAGGTTCTCTCAACATAGTCAAATGTGGATATTGAATGCAATGAAACATAGAAAATTTATACAAGGGTGATTTATACAAGAGAAACATAGCACATAAAATATCGTATATACCATTCATTTTTACAAACAGACGCATTGTGTCTGGTTGTATAAAAAAAATAGAAAAAATAGAATAAAAATGCATTATAGTGTATCCATTATATCTTTTTATAACCTTTTGTAATAACCTTTTGTAGAAACAATGATATTTTACAAAAGGTACATCGTTTCTCTCAAGAAAGGATCCATAGAAAGGGAATCCAAACAAAGGATCCAAGAATCCAAGGAATCCAAGAATCCAAGGAAACCAATTATAAAATCCATTCACTGAGAGAAAACAAAAAGCCGAGAGAAATCCCAAAAAGGAATCCAAACAAAGAAGCCGAGACTCGACCCCTGCGGGGGCGGGCGCGCCGTTATGCTGTAATATGGATACATCTTGAACAAAATCCACACGATAGATGCAGCGGATGCGTTACAATATCGCAATCTCGCCACCGCCCCCGGAGGGGTCCTGTCTCGGTTTCTTGTTTATGTATACAAGAAAAAAGAATGTAAAGAATTGTTTGTTATTTGTATATTTATGCTTCTACGAATTGATATCCGAGAGAAAGAATTATTGCCTCTATGTCAAACATATACAACCAGTGGTGTCAATCCACGATTCCAAGATATTGTCGTTACACCCGAAGTACTCGATATCGGAGATGCTGTTCTCTCTTTGAATCAAGAAGACAAATGGATTGTTGAGAGAAAAACTATTTCGGATTTGGCAGCGAGCATCAAAGATGGACGATATGAAGAACAATCCCATCGATTGAATGCATTAGCGATTCCCAATCATCATATTGTATACATTATCGAGGGCAACATCAATGATTGGAAATACAAAACCATCGACAAATCAATGATCTATTCCGCCATCGTTTCTCTCATGTATTACAAAGGATTTTCCGTATTTCGAACAACCAATGTAGAAGAAACTGCCTATTTCTTATGTCATACTTTGTACAAAATGAACAAGGAATATACATCGGTTCCCTATTACAAACGTACATTGTCTGATGTACCCGAAGAACCATCCTATACCTCTTTTACAAAAAAGGCAAAAGGAGAGAACATAACAACTCGTAACATTGGTGAACTTATGTTGTGTCAAATACCAGGAATTCATTCAACAACGGCAGCAGCATTAATGAAACAATTTGGCACCATCGAGCAACTCATTCTCTCATTGCGTGCTGATCCAAATTGCCTGAAAAATTTGTCTTATGAAACCAGCAAAGGACAGACGCGTAAAATAAGCAAGACAGTTTTAGAAAACGTAGTGGCCTTTTTATTAGTTCAAAAAGAGGGAGAAAATATAGAAGTAGTATATAATGGATAACGGATTATTCACAATCATTGGTATCATTCTATGCATCGGTTGTTTCGTCTATGTTGTTGCAAAAGCAATGATGTTGAATGGACGTATTATTGAAGGTCTGACTAACGCTACTGCTTCTTCTACTACTGCTTCTTCGGATGTTGATAAAGAGAATCTTTCACAAAATGTAGGATCCGGTGCCGCCGCTTATGCAAGCAAAATAAATGTCATATTCTCTCAAATGAAAGACCAAATGAACATTCCCAAATACAGAACCGATTATGAAAATGTAATTCTCCAATTGGATGATTATATCAGTATGATTACATTGCAAACAATTATGAGTATGGATTCCAATAATTTAACGGATACTTCTGCGAATTCATTAGTAGCACGATTGAATATGTTTACCAATGCGAAAACGGGTTTGGATACACTGATGAAATTTATTGATGGTGTGACATCATAAAAAATTCTATAAAATCAAAATATTGTATATACGAATTATATACATTGTATGACAGATTCGTATGATTATTCTCCCAAACCGGTTCCTCTGGGATCCACATTTACATTGACATATACCGCAAGTAAAATTTTGGTACCTTTTAGCAACTATGATTTACTTACAGAAGATAATACGATTCTTAGTAATTTCAATCCTACTTATACTGTTTGTAAAGGAACAGGTATAGCGAATCCAATTGGAATGGATATAGATGCAAATGGAATCATTTATCTTATCAACGATGCGACACGATCCATTATAACCGTTGATAACAATACAACACAAGGATGGATCTATTTAAATGAACCACCATTTGCCATTTGTGTAGATCGAATACATAAACAAATATATATTCTTATTCAATCTCAAGATGATTTGTCTTTTTATGTAAATAAATATGATGAAAAGGGAGTACAAGATACTTCGTTTACACTTTCAAATATAAACAATGCTGTAAATATGACCATAGGGAACAATATTTTGTATGTTTCTAGTAAAAATATAATAACCAATGTATATCACATCATTACATACAATGCAAATACGGGTGCGGAGATACAAATCATCCAATTGGCTAATAATATTGTATACTCTGCTCCTGCTACCTTGAATCTAAATGCGGATGCTAGTATTTTGTATTTTTCATACAATAATATACTACCCCAATCCTTTCTAGGGCAGATTACACTGGGTTCTTCTCCAGTAATTAATTATAATATATTCCCCGATACCTTTCCATCATTTGTAAATATTGTATATAGTTCCCTTTCAGACTATTTATATATAATGGATCTCGATAATTCTGACCAACAAACATCTACTATTTATAAAATCGATATGAATGACAATACGATTTATACTATTGAAACGAATATCTCTAATCCGGGTGGTATCGTAGTCAATCCAAACAACTCTGTATTGTATTATGCATCCGAAATATTTAAAATTTATGAATATAAAAATGGATCTAGTTCCATCACAATAGATTCGAGTTCGGGAATCAACGGTCCTTCTGGGATCATCTTTGTCAATGATTCTGCCTTTGTTGCCAATGAAACCCTTTTTGTAGTAAATCAATACAATCAAACAATATCAGCTGTGGTTACAGACGGTTCCGTTTCTGAATTTGTATCTCCTAACGCGGGATTGCAAGCACCTATAGCCATTGCATATGTAAATCAGTATTTATATGTAACACAACCCAACGTAGACAATGGACAAATATCCAAAATTGATAAGAATGGCAATATCGAGACAAATAATATCAATAATAATTCTTTTAAACCACTAGGTATCTTGTACAAATCCTTTTCCAATGGTTCTTCTCTCTTGTTTGTCACAGAACAAGATGAAAATGGCAACAGTATTGTTGTCACGTATGATATTTTGAATGAATATACACGTGCCATCTTTCTAGATGCAACCTATGGATTACAGAATGCGGGTGGGATTTGTTTCGACTCAAACAATACATTGTATATTTGCAACAGCGTGAATCCAGGATTTATCAGTACATGCAAATGTAATGAAGACGGTACAATTCACGAATTCAATTTGAATTATCAAACAGTAAATTTGGAACAACCTGCTGGGATAGTTAGTGACGAATACAATAACATTTATTTTGCCAATGCATACCAAGGTGGTGTTATTTCACTCAGTGCTGTGGACCCAAATGTTATTGAACCCCCACCACCACCTCTTGTACCAACTGTATTCTGTAATTCACAATTGATTCAAAATCCATTTGGAATTGCGTTGGATGAAACGGGTAATTTGTTTATTGCTAATTTTGCATCCTTTTCTATTATCAAAGCGAACACACACAATTTAAATTTTATAAATATAGAAAGTAAATATTTGCAATTAGGATTTAATAATTTGCATATCAACGATCCTTTTAATTTGATTGATATTCAGGTAGAAGTGGTGGGACCTATATCGAATATATGTTTCCATAAAAATACACCCATAGAAACAGATCAAGGAATCATCCCCATTCGTTATTTGGATTCAAAACGACATACTATCCAAGGAAAACGTATTATCGCTATTACCAAAACACATTCTCTCGATACACATTTGGTACAAATCAAAAGAGATGCATTGGGATACAATTGTCCTTCACAAGCCACCATTTTGACAAGAAATCATCATATTTATTATCGAGGATACAAAATGGCAGCAGGAAATCTCGTGGGTAGAAAACGTGGTGTTTCCAAGATTTCTTATAATAAACATCATTTCCTCTACAATATTGTAATGGAGAAATACGATACCATTGTAGTAAACAATATGTTGTGTGAAACATTGGATCCAGAGAATCTGGTAGCGCAAGTCTTTATATCCTCCAGAAAACAAATACCAAAAAGGGTATAAAGGCAGCCCCTTAAAATAGGACAATGCAATTCGAAACGATAATGTCTTGTTTTTATTTATTCTTTTCTGTATGTTGCTCCTATTCTGCTTTCACGCAAACATTGCTGATACCGATGACGTATTTTGTGGGTGCATCTTGTTCACTCGATATTGTCTTACATATAACACGGATACGTTATATGCGTTCGGATATGTTTTTACATCATATATGCGCTCTGCTTATTGTTGCGTTTTGCCATAATCATTTTCCTTTGGTTGAGACGATAGACCAACAAAAAAATACGATTACATTGATCACACAAATTATATCGAGTGAAATATCCACTATATTTCTTGTGTTGAGTAAAATAATACGAGAAAAGAGATGGATTGGTATTATCCAGATATTATTTATTTCTACTTTTACATATTATCGTTTGTATAAATATACTTTCTATGTCATTATGAATTTACAAACAACGTTTTTTATTATATATATATCAAAAAATGAAATGCATTGTTTGAGTATGTTCTATGCTATATATGGTTTGTATTTTATAAATATCTATTGGTTTGTACTCATTGTAAAAAAAATTGTAAAAAAAATGTCGAACAATCCTCCTGCTAATATTATTATAAAATAACTTAAAAATTATTGGATGATGATGATAATATAATGCAAAATGTATTATCATATTTTCATTTATTTGTATCCATTGTTTCATCCTATACGTATTTTACGCAATCCTTTTTATATCCGTGTGTCTATTTGATTGGGTTTTGTTGTTCTCTCGATATGTTTTTACATATAACACAGATACGAAAATTGCGTCTGGATATGTTTTTACATCATATATGCGTTCTGTTTATTGTCGCTTTTTTCCATAGACATTTGTCGTTATATGTAACAGAAGAATTGAAAAGGGATCATTTGTTTTTACTCAATCAGATTATTTCTATAGAAATATCTACTATTTTTCTGATTCTTCAACAATGGAAACGAACCATTCGTTATGTTACATATTGTAACAATGTTTTTTTTATTACATCGTTTTCTTATTACAGAATATACAAGTATACATTCTATGTAATATTACACAAACCATCCTATATCTTTTTTGTAAATATATCACAATCACCTGTTTATTTTTATGGTATGTATTTTTCCTTGTATGGTTTGTGTTTTTTACATTATTATTGGTTCTATCTCATTGTAGTCAAAATGTATCATTTACAAAAGGAAAGAATTAAGACACGTAAAGACTGACTTCATTACCAGCATAATAACCCTTGTCGATCAAGGATTGTGTATAATCACCGCCTCCCCAATTGTCGTCCATCGGATCAGCACTATACAAGAGATTTTGTTCGGATTCAGATGACTTTGTATTCGTAGAAGGTGTTTGCGTAGTAGAAGAAGGTGTTTCTACATATTTGTCTGAATCTTGCAACAAAGAAGTGGATGGTTTTCCTTCAGGTGTGCAAGAAACAGATGGATTTTCCGACAACATAGGAGAAGGATTGGTATAAGGTGGCAGACCACCTTTCAAGTCAGTGGGTCCAGGACGTACTTTGTAAACGGAATTGCTTTGCGCATCATAGGAATGTTGTAAGAATAGAACGGGGCAACGAATTCCTTGATTACGTTGCCAGTCTGTAAATTCTATATAATCTTCTAAATTAGCAAAATGAATAGGATTCACACCAGGTATTTTGGCGATCTTTGAATTGTACAAGAAAAGCTCACTACCCTTTTGTATCAAAATATTAGGACAGCGTGATTCATATGGATTGGTGAGACCTTCTTGAATCGCCGGATGATGATAATATGCGTAATAATAGATACCTGCTAAAAAGATTAGAATCAATACGATAGAGAAATACATTGCAAAGTCTTTTATTATATGTCAACTATTTTTTTTCGTGGCGTAGTATAAATGCAATTTTTGAGAGAAATAGCGGATATAAATAACAAAGATTTAGCGCGTGTCAATCATCACATTGCTTCTGGAAAACCTACATTTCTCTTTTTGTATATGGATGGTTGTGGACCGTGCAACCGAGCAAAAGAAGGATGGGCTCAGATTCCTCATTCTTTACCAGAAAATGTCAAAAGGAATCACGATATATTGATTGCGCAAATCAATGAACGTTTGTTCTCTCATTTGAAAAAAGCAGGAACCCAACCAATGGGATTCCCCACCTTTCGTTATATCCACGGATCCAAAGTAGAAGAATACAACGGAGGACGTGACGGGAAAGCTTTGGGAAAATGGATTGCTTCTTCTTCTCTTCCTCATTCTCATAATCATCATCATCATCATAATCATCATCATCATAAAAAAAAAAAATCTTTTTTCCAGAGATGGTTTCAAGGAGATAAAGAAGAAGAAGGTGATAAAATAAACAAAAAAGCAGAATATGCTGAAGTAGCTGGAGTAAATGCGTTTACCGAAGAGATGACAGGAGGTTCGACGAAACGACGATCTACGAAACGACGACGAACAACAAAGAAACGTCGACGAACAACAAAAAAACGACAATATTAGATTACATTCATTTATACATAATACATTTTCTATCTTGTTCTACTCCATTTTGAATGGACTTGTGTCCTGTAAAATAGCGATTCGGATTATATACATTTCCGCGTATCATTGCCATCAGCTCAGGAACAGTATATATCTTTTCAGCAGCTTCCATTTCCTTGAGTTCAATCTCGCCTACAGCAACAAGAACAGCGATCCAGTCGTTTTTGGTAAAAGGCTTGTCATCACGATCCACTTGCGTCTTGGCCTTTTCAGTAACAACCATCATACGTTGTACATCTTCTTTTGTTCCAGAATGTTTTTCATTCAACACAGACTGTTGAAATTGTGTCAAGTCTTGTTTGACTTGATGCAATTTTTGTTCAGAATGCTTGACAATAGCATTCTTTTTGTCCTTGGACAAACGTGCGGCTTTTACTTTTGATGAAATAGATCCCATTGTTAGTTTGCTGTACCGAGAGAAAGAAAAAAGTAATTTCAATTTTTTTGAATTATTTTCAACAACCCGCATTCATTTTCGAATACCCAATGACCGCACACGCAATCCGTTTTCCTGCGTTGCCCGTTTTCAGGCTCATTTCATCACCCCCTTGTCCACAATCATCCGCATCCGCGTGCAGAATCAGACCCCGTCCTACAATGTTCGCCTTGGCACCGCGCAGTTGAATAACGTCATCCACAAAAGAATAATGTACGTTTCCATAAGCATCTGTCTGAAGATTCCCCAAATCACCTACGTGTCTCTCTTTGACACCTGGACATCCGTGTTTTTTCCCATAGGGATTGAAATGAGCACACATACTTTCGCATCCATCCGTAAGATCCCCCGATTCGTGAACGTGGAACCCGTGCATACTATTTCGTTTGAGTCCCTTGAGAGAAACATCGATACGTACACATTTGTTTTTTATATCTTCTGTAAAATATACTGTACCTTTGATCTTCTTGTCGTTGAATACAGCAACTGCTTGAAATGGTTTTTTGGTGGACATTGTATATACAATAATATCAGTCTAAAATATATTTTTTTCAACGACATATGCATCCTGCCTCCGTCTTTAAATAAATAATGAATATATTCAAAAAAAACGATGTAAAGAGAAAGGCAAGGGAAGGGGTCGTAGGGGAAACCGTTGGTTTCCCTACAATAAAATTGATTTTATAAAGGGACGTAAAAACAAGAATACAAATAACAACAATGACAGAAATCCGACTTTTTGATTTCAATCTATTCAACGATACAAATGATACCAGCAGTGATGGATCGGGTACACGTCGTGATTCCAACCATTTTGTCATACAAATGTTTGGTATGGATGAACAAGGACACAGTTGTTCTGTTCTTGTACAAGATTTCAAACCCTTCTTCTATTTAAAAGTGGCGGACCATTGGAACGATCATACCAAACGTTCTTTCCTCACCCTTTTGAAAAAAAAAGTGGGCGTCTATTACGAAAAATCGATCCTGAAATGCGAATTTGTTCGACGTAAAAAACTCTATGGATTCGATGGTGGTAAAGAGCATCTGTTCTTGTATATCGAATGTAACAATATCCAATGCTTCAACAAAGTCAAAAATTTCTGGTATTCTTCGTTTGATGTGAAAGAAGAACGCCGTAAATTGAATCCAGATGGATTCTTTTATGCAGATACGTATATCCAATTGTACGAAGCGAATATTCCACCTCTTTTACGTTTCTTTCATATCCAAAATGTAAGCCCGTCTGGATGGGTGTCTTTACCGGATTATATATCCGAGACACAAGATGGTGACAAAAAAACCACGTGCGAACACGAATATGTCGTTTCTTATTCCGATATTGTACCCCTTCCACATAAAGAAACGATTGTACCACTCAAGATATGTAGTTTTGATATTGAAGCCAGCAGTAGTCACGGCGATTTTCCAGTCCCTGTAAAATCATACAAAAAACTGGCCACCAATATTGTCGATTTCTTTACCGATTGCACAAAGGACGTCAACGATGCTCTACGTCAGATTATTCTCAACGCCTTTGGTTATTCACAGAGTCTCGGTAACAAGGTGGATCTAGTTTATCCAAAAAAGAAACCGACCTTGGAACAATTGGACACATTTATTGAAAAATGGTTAAAAAAACCGATACGAAGTGTCGATGTTCCCAAAGAAGTATGGACACAAATGACAATTGAATCGATGTTTGAAAAGGAAAAAGAAAAGGAGATGGACGAAGAAGAAGAGGGAGGAAATCAGCAAATGTATTCAAAATCGTCGTCTGAAAAAACAATCGGTGATATTCTCTCTGACAAACTCGATCGATCCTCCAAAATCACTGAAATCAATATTTCACTTCAACAATCGTTTCCTCCCTTGGAAGGCGACAAAGTGACCTTTGTTGGATCCACCTTTATGCGTCTCGGTGAAAAAGAACCATACAAACATCATTGTGTCGTTTTGAATACGTGCTCCGATGTCAAAGACGCCGAGATTGAAACCTATACCACAGAAAGAGATCTCCTCGTCGGTTGGAAAGAAGTGATGCAACGTGAAAACCCTGATATTGTCATTGGCTACAATATCTTTGGTTTTGATTATGAATTCCTCTTTCGTCGCGCCCAAGAAAATGATTGTGTGGAAGACTTTCTCCAGCTATCCAAAAACAATGGTGAAATTTGTGGCTTCCGTGATCCGGTTACCAATAAATACAATATCGAAGAAACAAGCATTCATATTGCCAGTGGACAACACGATCTCAAATACATCAAAATGCCCGGACGTATTCAAATTGACTTGTACAATTTCTTCCGACGTGAAGAAAATTTATCTTCCTACAAACTCGATTTTGTAGCAGGTCATTTCATCGGTGATTTCGTTTGCAATAAAATGTATGAAACAAATACGACAACCATCGAAACTACAAATATAACAGGTCTCTTGGTAGATAGCTATATTCATTTCGAAGAAATCGGTCATTCCATCGATTATTATGACAATGGTGCCAAATTCAAAGTTCTCTCTATTGATGGAAAAGCAAAAACATTTACTATCGAAGGATGCATTCTAAATGACGTTACCAAGAAATTGAGATGGTGTCTCGCCAAAGACGATGTAACACCACAAGATATTTTCCGAATGACCAATGGTACTGCCGACGATCGCGCAATCATTGCGAAATACTGTATTCAGGATTGCAATTTAGTACATTATCTGTTGAACAAAGTAGACGTTTGGACGGGTCTCTCTGAAATGGCCAATATTTGCAGTGTCCCGATTTCTTTCTTGATCCTTCGTGGACAAGGTATCAAACTCACCAGTTATGTCGCCAAAAAATGCCGTGAGAAAGGAGTACTGTTACCCGTAGTAGAAAAATCAGAAGACCAAGATGGATACGAAGGTGCCATTGTACTCGAACCAAAATGTGATTTGTACCTGGACAACCCAGTTGCTTGTGTGGATTATGCATCCTTGTATCCATCTTCTATGATGAGTGAAAACATCAGTCACGACAGCAAAGTGTGGACACGAGAATACGATGTATCAAATACATTACTTGAGGAAACCGGTGAAAGGGACGAAGAAGGTCGGTTTGTATATGACAATTTACCAGATCACCAGTATGTGAATATTACCTATGACACATTCAAATACGTAAGAAAAACAGAAAAATCCGCCGCAGAAAAAGTAAAATGTGGATACAAGATATGCCGATTTGTGCAACCCGTCAATGGAGCACGTGCCATTATGCCATCCATTTTAGAGGAATTGCTTCTTGCACGAAAAACCACGCGTAAAATGATCCCCCAAGAAAAAGACGAATTTATGAAGAATGTACTCGACAAGCGACAAATTGGTTACAAACTGACTGCTAATTCGCTCTATGGACAATGTGGAGCCAAGACGAGTTCTTTCTACGAAAAAGATTGCGCGGCAGCAACCACAGCCACAGGACGTCTCCTTCTTACCTATGCGAAACGTGTAGTAGAAGAATGTTACGCAAACAGGATATGCCATACAGAAAAATACGGTCCCGTTTTGACCAAGGCGGAATATATTTACGGAGACAGTGTGGCGTCCTATACACCTACATATATACGTAACAAAAGCGGAAAAGTTGAATTTATAACCGTAGAAGAATTGGCAAAACAATATGGACATAGCCGATGGTTTTATTGTAAAGAAGAGGGGAAACAGGACAAGGAGTTTTGCGAACTAGAGGACGTGGAAACGTGGACGGAAAACGGTTGGACATCTGTGAAACGCGTCATACGACACTCTTTAGCAGATCATAAAAAGATGATTCGTGTAGCAACACGAACAGGTATGGTGGATGTAACGGACGATCATTCTTTGTTGGATAAAAGAGGGAACAAACTGTCGCCCAAAAATACGTATATAGGAGATGGGTTACTACATTCTCCTCTTCCTGTGATGTATAGAAAAAAACAGAATTCAATGTTTGATGATAAAGATACTCTCTTTTGCAAATATGATTTATGTGTGCGATCGTTTGAAAATCATTTGGAAGCGGCGCAATATTGTTATTCTCTTTCTGAATGGGGATATCTTTTTGAAATCCGAGAGAAACAAGGAAAGATTGTAGTACAAAAAAAGGAGAATTACGATGAAGAAGATGAAAGAGTGGTATCAATGCAGGAAATTCCTTACCAAGGATTCGTATATGACTTGACAACGGAGAATCATCATTTTGCGGCGGGTATAGGTAACTTGATTGTGCATAATACGGATTCCGTCTTCTTTACCTTTCATTTGTCGACACCCGAGGGAGAGCGGATCAAAGGAAAAAAGGCGCTAGAAATTACGATTGAATTGGCACAAGAAGCGGGTCATTTGGCGTCGTCGTTTCTCAAGGGACCACACGATTTGGAATATGAAAAGACGTTTATGCCGTTTTGTTTGTTGTCCAAAAAGCGGTATGTGGGAATGTTGTACGAGATGGATCCAAACAAATGCAAACGTAAAGAGATGGGAATCGTATTGAAACGTCGCGACAATGCACCGATTGTAAAAGAAGTCTATGGTAGTATTATTGATATATTGATGAAGGAACAAGATATAGGAAAAGCAGTGACTTTTCTTCGATCCTCCTTGCAAAATCTGGTCCAGGAAAAATACCCAATGGAGAAACTGATTATCAGTAAATCGCTACGATCAGGATACAAAAATCCGAAACAGATATCACACAAAGTACTTGCTGACAGAATGACGGAGCGAGATCCGGGAAACAAACCGAATCCCGGTGATCGTATTCCGTATGTCTATTTCTGTAATAAAGACAAAAAAGCATTGCAAGGAGACCGAATCGAGACACCCGCTTTTGTGATAGAAAAAGGTCTCAAGCTCGATTATTCATTTTATATAAGCAACCAAATAATGAAACCAGTGCAACAGTTGATGGCCTTGGTACTCGAGAAACTGTGGGAAATGCAAGGAAAACGAGCCAAGATAGCGAAATTCAGAAAAGAGATAGAGGCGATACAAAAGGGAGAAACCGATCCAGAAAAGGCGGCGGATAAGATAGAAACATTGAAAAACAAGGAAGTTAAAGCCTTGTTGTTCGACGAGTTTTTACGAGACGCGGATCAGAGTATTACACGATTCTTTCCTATAAATAACAATGCGAAATGATATGAAGATTATTCATATTTTATCCAATTATAAATGAAAATCTTCCTTTATAACTTGCAATTGGAAAGAATTACTATTTTTATGAATATTATGATGAGATAAATGTATTGTACTATCTATTTCTAAATATGATACAATATTGTATTTGTAAGTATATACATTAGAATGAATATATAAATAATAATCTGATGGGTCTCTATATATATTTCTTTTTTTTGTATTATGTATTATATTTTCTATACCTTTTCTCGAAATAACATAAGCAAAAGCTCCCCAAAAGGTTGGGTTATTGGCTTTCCATACTTCATATAGATATGAAAATCTATAATTACTCGTTAATGTTTTTGCTACTTGTAAGATATCAAACGGAGGCGCATCTCGAATAATTTCTTCCAGAGTAAAAGGAATCATTTTCATATTTTCAAAAATAATATCGTCTTCCAAAATAAGAAAATAATCGCCTTTTATATTCTTCAACGATTCAATCGCTAATAAATGAGACAAGGTACAGGCAATTTCTGCATTTGAAAGTTTTCTATGTATCTCGTTATTTACTGGGTTTTTATTATATATTTTTAAATACCTTTGTAAATTGTTTTTTATACCATCAATAGCAGGAAATCTCCGATTCGGAACGCTGATATGTGACAATTCCTTTTCCATATGAGTACGTCGTTCCACACTGCGATCCATATTGATCCAGACAATTTCACTGATGCCATTTATTTTTTTATAATGGTCCTCTTGTGGAATCAATTCAGCTATATTTGTTTTTAAAAAAAAGTATAACAAAAACAATCCTTTTATCAAAAACATTATTGTATACTAAAAAAAGAATAATAAATATACAAACATAATACATTTTCTAACGCAACATTTATAAAAAATCAGATATAATTAATTCTTTATGGTATTGGGTATTCGATCTATGTGAATTCATATGATTTTGTATATTACTATCTTCATCTGTTGTTTGAAGAATATTATATTTGTATGTTACAGTATTCACTGATTCAAAAAGAAATGTATCTGCTTCTACAATATTTTTTATATCATATTGAAACATATCATTGATAAATGGTATTTTTTCGGTGATTTTTTGGATACCTTGTCTTGATATAATGTAAGCAGCTGTAGACCAATCGTATATCCATTTATTATAAAGATCATTTTTATGTCCAGAAATCCTATGTATTTGTAAAATATCAAAAGATGGTGCATCTCGAATAATTTCTTCCAGTGTAAAGGGTAATATTTTCATATTTTCAAAAGTAACATCATCTTCCAAAACAAGAAAATGATCGCCTTCTACATTCTTTAATGATGCAATCACTAATAAATGAGACAAGGTACAAGCTATTTCAGTATATAATTTATATGTATTTTTGTTATCTATAGAAAAATACTGTTGTAGATTGTCTTTTGTACCATCGATAGCAACAAATCTCCGATTCGGAACGCTGATATGAGACAATTCCTCTTCCATATGAGCACGTCGTTCCACACTGCGATCCATATTGATCCATACAATTTCACTGATGCCATTTATTTTTTTATAATGATCATCATTGTTTTGTGCAATGATTTTATGTGAAAAGATACTACATAAAAAGGGAATCAAAAACAGTGTGTTTATAAATAAAAACATATATATTATAAATAGAATATATATAGTACGAAAAAAAACGTTATGTATTTTTTCTAAATACCATTATAGTATTTTTACACCACCATAATGTCGATACACTTCGTAGATGGTTTTCCATTTCAATATCATTCGTATAACCTAAGTTGCAAATTTTTGATTTGATATATTCATTGCTTTGTTCGTTTATATGACCATCACCACCCTGACCTTGAATTGCCCAACTTAGAATCATTCCATATTTATTATTTCTATGTAAATTATCAATAAATACATCTTCATATATTTTAGGTATTTGTTCACCCACTTCCAATGATACAATCCAATCAAATGTATCTGGAAAAGACTGTTCTTGTCTGTTAAAAATGGTGTTTCTGGATTACCGTCAAACCGAAGGCGGATATATTATATTCCCTCATTTTTTTAACATATTCGCAAGTTCCACAACCAAAATCCGCTATTTTTTCAACCTGTTCATTCTTGAAAAATGTGGCAATCTGTTCACTCAACAGTGCATCATATTTATGATGGTATATTGCATCTTTACCATCCCAAAAGCCATTGATGTTAATTTAAAATCCAAAATCCTTTTTTATTTTATTCAAATTCCGTCTATTTTCTGGCTTATGATAACTTTCGATATGATTTGTATGTAATGTACTATCAAGATCTCTTGTAGTTATATAAGCATATTTATAAGTATATGTTTTTAATGTATAAAATAAAAAAAAATCAGCTGGTTCTATATCTTTATAATTCATTACAAAGACATTTTCCTTATAGGGTATTTTTTCTTGGAATGTTTGAATTCCAGATCGTGAAATGACATAAGCACTAGCAGAACAACAACACCGATTGGTACATAATTGATATATTGCTGTTTGTTCAGAATTATCACAACTGTGTATTTTCAATATATCAAAGGGTGGTGCGTCTCGTATAATTTCTTCGAGGGTAAAAGGGATATATTTTACATTTTCAAAAGTGGAGTCGTCTTCCAGAATAAGGAAATAATCTCCTTCTGCATTTGTCAAAGAATGTATTGCTTTAAAATGGGATAATACACAAGCAGTTTCACCAGTAGTAATATGTGTGGGTTCGTTATGTATAGAAAAATAACTCGCTACATCGTCTGATAATCCATCTACTGCTTGTATTCTTCTGTTTGGAATATCGATATGTGATAATTCTTCCTCAATACGAGCAAGTCGATCCACACTACGATCCATATTGATCCACAGAATTTCATTGATACCATTTATTTTTTTATAATAATCCATTTGGTCTAAAGAAAAAACGGTATGTACAAACATAAAACATATAATAGCAAAATACATATATTATAAGATTTTATTTTTTATTTATTTTCTAACTATTATTTTCGTAAGTAACCACAATCCAAGTGTTGCCCACATATATTCCATTGTATTCCCTCCATTGTAAATCACCCATTGTAATGCTCTACATTGAGGACTCGCTGCTAAGAAAGGGGAATACAAAAATCCCCACCATCCCAGAGGAGCACACCAATTGGCGTATAAATGAGCAACTCCATAATGAAGACAAATCCATACAATATAAATACTGGTAGCGCGATAGACAAATACAAATGTTTCGGTAACAAAGGTAATTTCTCTTTCAAAAACAGATTCCCAATTGACTGAATAAATATCTGTGTTTAATTCTTCCATTGTTGTTGTTTCTTTTTCTTTTTCTATTTCCTTTATCAATTTTTTCCAGCGTTTTGTAGGCATATTATGACAAGTAATGGTGCATCTTTACATCCTTTTTTATAATATTTTATTTGATTGGATACTTCAAGGGTGTAAAATTCGAGAAGACATAAATATAAAATTTCCGGATGCATCTGTTTGTGCATCTCTCCATAGGGTGGTAGAATGAGATGGAAATATCTGTTGTATCAATTGATCCGTGATCTGTGATAAATAGTGGAGATCGGTATCTTCTTGTATACCTCGTACATCATATCTACAAACAGGGCAACGAGTGCTTCTCTCGAACCAAGAAAGAATAGAAGCAGGGCGAAACAAATGACGACAGTGATTTATCTGTATTACTTCCGTTGTTTCTTCGAAGCGTTCGAGAGAGATGGGGCAAACTGTATTCAATGGTTCTTCTATTTCCGAGAACAAACAACGGCGAGTTATTCTCTCGTTGGAAAGAATGGGATTGGGATTAGGAAGAACAGGATTGGGAAGAACAGGATTGGGAAGAACAGGATTGGGAAGAACAGGATTAGGAAGAACAGGATTAGGAAGAACAGGATTGGGAAGAACAGGATTGGGAAGAGGTCTTTGTCTAGTAGGTGTTTCACGAAACGATTCTATATTTCTCTCACGATGTCTCCACGAATGTCGATGTCGACTTCTTCTGTCTACACAAGATATATGATCCAAAATATCCCGAATCTGATTCGCCGTATCTTGCAATGTATTTATTCTATGAATCGTATCTGTATACAATTGTGAATAATATGTGAATAAAAATCGTTCGTCGCTATTCATATTCAATCTATTTTCCGACATATCGCTAAATAATGTATTTGTATAAAATAAATTATTATTTTTTTTGCACTTAGAAATAAAATGATAATAACGGTATGGAGAATTTAAAAGAAACAAACAATGGACTCACAGGTTTAGCCAATCTAGGCAATACTTGCTTTGTAAATTCTTGTATGCAAATCCTATCACATACATATGAATTGAATCATTTCTTAGATAACCCTGACTATGTTAAAAAACTCAAAAAACAATACGATTCTGTTTTACTCTTTGAATGGGATCAACTTAGAAAACAATTGTGGAAAGAAAAAAGTGTGGTATCTCCCGTTCGTTTTATCAAGACAATACATAAAATAGCACATATCAAAAAAATGGAATTGTTCAAAGGATATGCACAAAATGATCTCCCCGAATTTTTTCTTTTTATCATTGACTGTTTCCATAATGCTATCTCGAGAGAAGTAACAATGACAATCAATGGAAAACCCAAAACAGATGTAGATAAAATGGCCGTTTTATGCTTGGAAAAAATAAAGGAAATGTATACCAAAGAATATTCCGAAATTTGGAATCTATTTTTTGGAATCCATATTTCAGAAATTGTTTCATTGGATTCCCCTAGAGCAGTACTTTCTAAAAACCCTGAACCTTTTTTGATGATCAATTTGTCAATCCCTTGTAAAAAAGCACCGTCTTTGTATGATTGTATTGATTTGTATGTGGAAGGCGAGACGTTGAAAGACGACAATGCGTGGTATAACGAAGTTACAAAAAAAAAGGAAGATATACAACGTAGAATTTCATTTTGGAGTTTACCACAGATTTTGGTAATGGATCTAAAAAGAAACAATCCAATGAATTTTCATAATAAAAATCAAACATTGGTCGATTTTCCATTGACTGATTTGAATTTATCACCGTATGTTGTGGGATACAAAAAGGAATCCTATATCTATGATTTATATGGTGTATGCAATCATTCAGGTACAACAATGGGTGGTCATTATACAGCGTTTATTAAAACAGCAAACGATATATGGTATCATTTCAACGATACACAAGTGACTAAAATAGACAATCCTGAACAACAGATTGTAACATCAAAAGCCTATTGTTTTTTCTATAGGAAAAAATCAAACGTTTAATATATATGGAGAATTCAAAGCCACCCCCTACCAATACATATCAAAATGTTTTGAATTATTTCAATCCTACTGTTTTGATCATCATTGGAATTGTGATTGTTGTATATGTGGTTATCATTTTTGCTTTAGGAAAATCGAATCAAAATGCAGATGCGACAGGATTACAGGGGATTACAAGCGCAAGTACAAGTACAAGTATGACTACAATTATTATCATCGTAATTATTGTCATTGTCTTGGTGGGTCTATTTGTATACAAAGGATTGCCATATGTATATGGATACAATTTTTCGGCGTCATTAAAGAATGTCTTTACGAAAACACCCGAGGTTGATATTTATATGCAAAAACAACCACCACCTACTCCTGTAACCAAAAATACGGATAAAAAAGAACAAGTGTTTAATATACCAGGTAATTATTATACTTATCCTGATGCAAAAAGCTTATGTAGCGCATATGGTGCACGTTTAGCGAGCTATTCTGAAATGGAAGATGCGTACAACAAGGGTGCGGAATGGTGTAATTATGGATGGTCGGAAGATCAAATGGCCTTGTTTCCTACACAAAAAAAAACATACGATACATTGCAAACCATAAAAGGACAC